ATTCGCAACGCATAAACGGCGTAACTCCAAGCGTTTTAGATTATTAAGATAAAAACAAAGTGAAGTGAATTGACATGGATAAATCAGAAAAGGCAAAAGCCTATCGTGAAGAATTAAAGGCAGAAGGTGAATAAAATGAATTGGATATTATATATCATAGCCGATGTTGTTTTTAGTATAATTTGCTACCTGACTAATTGGCTGGTGATTTTCTTTGCTGATGAATATGGCAATCTGCCAAAATGTTTGCGTTGGTGGCAGACATATGATAACTGCCTTGACGTAGATTTTATTGCAAAAGAAGTTGTGCCTAAAATATTTAGATACGATTTTGATAAGCACTATATTTATTATCCCGAAGTAAAAGACGGGGCATTGATGATTCCTGGATATGTTAAAATAATTGATCCTGAATTTACGCTTAGAGAGCGCGTGCAGCGTTATTTCTGTCGTTTATGGTGGTTGTATCGTAATACTGGTTATGGCTTTGCATACGAGGTTTGCGGACGTGATTATGATAAGTATGACATCAAGACTTACCGAAATTATGAAAATTCAGATCAAGATGCATGTTATATCGGCATCGTACAGGACAACAGAAATATTTTCACTAAAACGTGGAGCTTTTATTATTGTAAAAAATACTGTAAATGGTTTTACATAAGAATTTATTTAGGTTGGAAAATAAAAGGGTTAAGCGGTAGGGCTATGATAGCTTTTCATATCAATCCTTTCCGGCTGGCTGATTGAAAGGGGTAAAAACATGGCACAATTAGGGTTTTACGGTGGGACGGTGACAGCAGGAGGTACAGATGGGGCTTTCCTTTTAACTACGAATCCTTTAAAGTATGCTGCAGAAAAAGGGAGCTTGGGCGATGCAGTGAAATACGCTTTACGCTGCCCTCTAGAAACCAATGTTTATAACGTTACTATATCGGTCATAGGGACTAATCCTGATTGGTTGGAACTATCAGCAGATGCTAAGACATGGAACAGTACGTTATTTTTCAGCAATATTGGTAGCACTAATACGTTATTTTATGTAAGAGCCAATATTCCTGCAGATGCGCAATACAGTACAGCGGTAGTCAATAATTTGGTTTTCAAATATATTGAAACTGTAAGCGAACAGGGGGCGTAAAAATGATTAGATTTTATATTAATGGTACGGCTGGAAGTAAAGACGGAACAGAAGTGACTGCAGACAATCCTATAGTTGCAGATGGTATGTTTCCTTCTGGAAGCACGCCAGCTACAAAAACCGTCAGTGTATCTATTCGAGCAGATGTAGGAGAAAGTTATACAGGCGTATTGATCGGTACTACTGTTGAACAATCTCTTAAAATATCTAATGTTTATATGACGAAAAATGTCATAAATTTAGAAGGTAGCAGTAACTATTCAGGGATTAGATTTTTAAAAAATGTAACAGATATAAACCAGCAACTTATAATAGAGTTTACTTCAACATCGGATGAAACAGGTACAATTGATACAAGTTTAATTTTGTATGCGCTGCCGTTAAATTGGCAGGTATAGGAGGCTAAAATATGGCTAATCATTTACATTGGTATATCAACGGTACAGCAGGCGCAAAAGACGGTACAGAAGTAGACGTTAAAAATATTTTAAATTTGGGGGCAATAAATACATTTTCTCTAATGACGGGCAGCGGTACTGCTGCTGGAGGTTATTATCCCCCTGTAATAATGCCGTTATATTTTAGATGTGAAAGCGGTTTTGAAATTTCCGAGGGTACATTAAAAATAGGGTTTAGAGATATAAACAACGGCAATTTTATAGGCGCTTTAGGCAATCGTTATAGTTACGACCAATGCGCTCCGCTTATGTTTAAAACCATTCAGGAAATTAATACGGCTTTACTACGTGATTATATTGGAATTAGTCGCATAGATAATGGAAATGCTTTAACAATAACAGAAGAAAATAAAATAACAGATGTAAACAGTGCTGTCATTTTAATATTTCTAATACACGATGCTACAAAAATCGGCAGTGCATTTCCCATGGATTTAATCAACTTTAGCTTTACTGAAACGGCTATAACAGCATAAAGGAGGCTAACTATGGCAGAAACAGTCACTATACAAGGCTACGCAACTGCATATCCTGACGAGTCGAAGTTTATCAAGGCTGCAACCCGCCGAGAATGGGAAGCATACCCTACGCTCAAAGGCTACATAACAACGGCACCAGATGCATCGAAGTATGTTAAAGCTGATACTCTGAGAGAATGGGAAGCGTATCCGACAATTAAAGGTTACGTTACTGCTGTGTCTGACGAAAGTGAATTTGTTAAAGGTAATACTTTACGAGTTGTTGGCGGGTATATAGAAGAAGTATCTGCAGTTTATAATTTTGAACAGTTGCAAGGGCAAATGGTCAGGTATCCGTTTGAAGGTCTGCTGTCATCTTTAGACAGTGAAAATACCTACATTGCAGAAATCACAGTTTTGTCACCGGAGCCTGAGCCGATACCTGTACCAAATAATCCGGAGCCTCTTATTACCGGCGGCGAATATGATAGTTATATTGATCCTTACAATCCAGCAATAAAGTATGGGCATACCCTATATCTTGATAAAAACTGGGATATAAATGTTAATGATGCTGGTAATATTGCTACTACAAAAGGGGCTTATGCAGTAGCGCAGAATGCAGCAAATGCAATCAGGTTATTCACCAATGATGCTTATTTTAATGCAACGCAAGGCATACCACACTTTGATATCGAACTGGGGAAACGTCCTGATGTGTCGGAATCCATGCTTGTTAATCGCATAAAAAAAGCCGTTATGTCAATATCGGGGACGACTGGCTGCGAGCCAGTACTCGAATATGACGATGACGGCAGGCTGGTTAGTGGTAATGTAGTTATTACATTGGATGGCGGCACAACAGTAAGTGTACAGCTTTAAAAATATTTTTGGACACTATAGCGATATAGTGTCTTTTTTATACCCATTTTGGAAAGGAGCAGGGATATGGCAATAATATTTAACCCTGATACTGGCTTTATTGCTGATGAAACCGGTACGATACGTAATCAAATTGCAACTGACTGGAAAACTGCATTTAAAACTGATGAAAGTGCGCCAGAACTTAATACCGGTCCAGAAACGCCAGCAGGTCAACTGATTGATGGTATGGCCGCATTAGTAGCCGAAAAAGACGGGGAAGTGTTACGACTGGCTAATGGATTTAACCCTAAAACGGCCACAGGTATTTATCAGGATGCTTTAGCCGCGATTTATTTTTTAGATCGGCAGGTAGCGCAACCGACACTAGTAACATGCCAGTGCGCTGGCTTGCAGGGTACTATAATCCCCTATGGAGCCGTAGTGCAGGATGTTAATGGTTACACTTTTTACAACATCAATGCTACGACGATTGGTGCAACCGGTATAGCAGAATGTATCTTTAGATGTAGTCAGTATGGACCAGTACAAGTCGGAGCAAATATCGTTAATAAGATTATTACTGTAATACCTGGTTGGGATAGTGTTAATAACGCTGCTGCTGGTGCTCCTGGGCGCGATTTTGAGACACAGGCTGAATTTGAACAGCGCCGTAGTGACAGTGTCGCTAAAAATGCCCACGGGCTTGCAGAAGCTGTTGAAGGGACAGTCGGTAATATCGACGGCGTTATCGCCTGTAGAATCGAGCAAAACCGCGGGGATGTGACAATAACAAAATATGGTGTCACAATTCCTCCTCACAGCGTTTATTTGAGCGTTTACGGCGGTGAACAGGAAAAAATAGCTATGACAATGCACGAGAAAATTGACGGCGGCTGCGGGACTACGGGAAACACGAAGGTAACGATTGCAGATCCTACTAATGGCAGTGAGCAGGTTTATTATTATCAAAGTCCTACTGTAGTAAGAGCAGCAGTCAAGGTGACTCTTAAACAGACAGCGACAACACCTACTACCATTACTGCAGATATTAAAGCTGCTGTTTTGGCTAACTTTAACGGTCAAACCGTGGATGAGCCACGGGTGAAAATGGGTGATACTCTGTATGCCAGCCGTTTTTATAACTCGGTTACGAGTGCTGGTGTAAAAAATCTTTCGTCTATAGAGGTTGCTTTTCCGTCAAATGGGATTTTCAGCGACGAAGTCGATATCCCACTGGATAATATGCCAACGTTGTCGGAGGATGACGTAACGGTAATTTTGGAGGCTTAACATGGACTTTCATGGACAAGAGGACGTCAGGGCAAGCGATGATATCAGGATGGAACCTCAGCCGTATATCCAGTCGCAGTATTCAGCAAGCCCTGTGATTAAGCAAATACTTGATGATTTCAGATCCAATATTCGCCCGGATGCCGATATCCAGACTTTTTATAAAAATATGATGGACATTAAAACAGCTACCGGTGTAGGACTGGATACGTGGGGCAATATCGTTGGTATTGCACGCACTATTATTTTAGATGATGATACTAAAATAACGCTTGATGATGATTTTTACAGGACATTGCTTATGTATAAAGCTTTGGCTAATATTACTGACGCATCGCTTTATACACTAAACTACATGATCAATAAGCTGTTTCCACAGTATAATGCTATGGTTTTCAGCGTCATCATCGAAGCGCAGGATGAAAACGGTACTTATTACAATACCTATCCAATGCACGTTCGCTGGCTTTTTCAACGTTATCTTACAGATGAAGAACTGGCGTTGTTTAAGGTTGGCGGCACTCTATGTGTCGGAGCCGGAGTAGGCTGGGACTTATACCAGATCGATAAAGAAAATGTTTTTGGTTTTGCTGGCAGCGGGTTGCAGCCTTTTAACTGCGGCGTATTTGACCCTGTTGGAACCATAACGGAATAGAAAGGCGGTAAATTATGGCAACATTACCAGTAGTACAGGAACCAGTCAATCTTTTTAGTCGGCCTTTTGCAGATCAAGGCTTAAAAACTATCCCACCAGATGATAATGCCGGTACGGATGGACGCGCGAGTTTAACACAGGGCTTCCCACCGATAACACAGGCTAAACCGGAAGCAGGCGGTTTACCGCCCCAGAGAGCGGATTTTAATGGTATGTATTATATGCTGTCAGCTTTTGCCTATTGGTTGCAATCAGGCGGTCAGTGGCAGTATAAAGCTACACTTCGTTATGCGCCTAACTGTATGGTTATTTATAACGGTATCAGTTATATGTGCATTAAAGAAAACGGCGTTGACACTGCTGCGGGTGTTGTAATACCTGGCACAGAGGGAAGCACTGTTTATTGGCAAGAATATTTGGTGTGGCTTGGATCGCTTAGTGCTGATCAGATAAAGGATTTGGTTAATAGTGCAGTAGATGATGCTAAAAAGACGTTGGTCAGCAGTCAAACTGTCTGCGGTAAAAATACATTGAATTTTACTGCAGCAGCTGCTGCTAATAGCATAGCAGTTATGGCTACAGCAGACTGGGGACAAGCCCCGGATGGAGGTTGGAGCAGTTATGCAAATGTTACAGTCCAAGTTAATGGGAACACAGTTGGTACATTAAACATGAGTACTAGTGTAACAAAAGCAGGTAGTAAAGGTCATTATTGGGGTTATCCGACATCAAACAGCGATGCTAACACTTTTAGGTATTCAATTAAACAAGGTGACATTATTAACATTACTACAGCTTATGGCAATCGATTTTCAAAATGTTCTATTCAAGCAACGTTAAGTAATTAGGGGAGGCAGTAAAAATGAACTACACAAAAGTATCACGTGCCGCATCTTTACGGTCAGCGCGTATTGCTGCTGACATCCAGACTTTAATAAATAATCGGTCATACTATAAATTTCAGTATACACCTTTGACTGGACCACTACCAGGACTTAGCTTTGAGCAGCAGACGGAGGATGCTATAAACGATATAGGAAATATGTCTTATGGATCATATGAAATAGCAACTCAGGCTTTAACAACTGCAAATCAGGCGTATAATGCAGCACAATCTGCAATAGAAATAGCTAACCACGCTGAAACTACTGCTCAAAACGCACAGACTACGGCAAATAATGCCGCTACTGCTGCCGCCGGCGCTCAAAAAACTGCAGATAATGCAGTGACTGCTGCAGCCGACGCCCAAAAAACTGCAGATAATGCAGTGACTGCTGCAGCCAAAGCTCAAGAAACTGCGGACAATGCTCAATCTTCTGCTAATACTGCGATTGCGACTGCGACAGATGCGCAGACAACGGCTGATAATGCGCAAAATGATGCCACATCAGCGTTAAATAGGTTAGACAGCCTTACTCCTGTTGTTGAAGAATTACGCTATTACGATAATATTGATACTGCTGTAGATCTTAATGACAAAACAGAATTTGCCCGCGAACTGTTGGAAGCATCCAATAATACTAACGCGCCGGAAACAGGCAGCGGCTGGTTGGATGTAGACGATGATTTCAACGAAACGTACATCAGGCAAAAGTTTATGGGGCAAGCTAGCGGTAAAACTTATGTCAGATTTGGAACGATTGTTCCGGACAGTGACCCAGTTGAGGTATCTGAATGGACAGCATGGGTGGAATATGCTGTAAAAACCGATTTAGATAGCACGACAACGGAATTAACCACAAGAATAACTACAGTAGCGAATAACCTTGCAACCCACGAAGCGAACTATAACAACCCGCATAAAGTAACCGCAGAACAGTTAGGGCTTGCAACAGTATACACGTACAAAGACAGTGTGGCTACCTATGCCGACCTGCCGACTACAGGGCAAAAAATAGGTGACGTTTATAACGTCGAAACGGCAGACCCTGACCATGGTATCAAAGCGGGAGATAACGTAGCATGGAACGGTACGAAATGGGATGTTCTCGCAGGCAACCATGATTTAAGCGGCTATGCTCAATTAAATTCATCTAACACCTTTACCGCTTTAAATACTTTCAGAGCAAACCTTGCTGTATCGAATGGCACAACGGCAGGTAGCAGTGGCAGTATAACTCTTGGCATTTCTCCAGCAGATGAAACAGTACAGGCGAGAATTGGTACAGACAATTTCGGCGGATTATTTTATAACACGAGCACTTCGCAACCTCATGTATTTAGAATTGGAACTAACAACGATGTGCTTAGCATACGTGATGATACCTTAAAAATGGCTTTAATAAGTAATAATAACGCTTTCGCAACGGTAACTCATGCAGGTGTTGCGAAGTGGTTAGGTAATGCAAATACCGCTACGAAACTAGCAACCGCCCGCACAATAAACGGCGTAGCATTTGACGGTACGCAAGATATTACCATTGAAGCAGGCGGGGGCGGCGGTGATGTTACCGCCGCAGGAGATAACAACTTTACAGGAACGAACACATTTAATAAACCTATAACAGTGAGGGACGGCGCACTTGCGGGCATTGGTGGAACTATCACATTAGGCATGAAGCCTAATAGCGCAACAACGCAAGCAAAGATAAATTCAACTACCACGGGAGCAATGTATTATACGACAACAGAAGGACTGGCACACTTTTTCAATGTTGGCACAGTAGAAGTTGCCAACATTGGCGGCACTGCAAACACGGCAACGCTTGACCTTTTGTCTAATCATATTTTATTTTTTGACACAAAAACAGGATTAACGATAGGTGGCGGCGGGACAGATAAAACTATAAGTTTTTACCCGGAAGGAAGCTACGAAACAATAGGCATGGACCTTTCAAACCAGACAGAAACGATAGATACAGATTATAGCATTTTATCTTTGCAGAGAAATTCACATTTAACATATACTAAAAATGCAGCCTTGCAAGTTGGAAACTTTAAGATATTAGAAGTTGACAAAAATAATAATAATGTAACTATAAAGGCGAACAGTAACGGGCAGATATTATTCACTCCGAATAACCTTGCTAGCAACACAAGCAGCATTGATAGCAATGGTAACTTTTATATATCACAGGGCTTAACGGTTGGCTCAATATTAAATACTGGAACATCAAACGGCGTTATTCGAGCAGGGAACAATGAAGGTTGCCTTTATTTTACTGGGACAGCGGAAAATACCTACTATGCAACGCCAAACACTGGAACCACTATCAGTTATCAATCCGCAGCGAACTGCTACCTCATTAACTGCGCAATCAACAATCCGTCAATTTTAAACATGAATTTTTCGGGAATGAACTTCAAAGCGACCGTTGGAAGTGTGCCGTACATGTGCAAGACATTAACATTTTGGTTACCTGTCGGGGCTACTGTTCCGGCGGTAACTTGGACATTCCCGACGGGTAGCGCAGTCTACTACCCTAAAGGTGTAGCGCCGACCTTAACGGCAAATGCGAACAATATAATTAATGTTATAGCAATAGTGAATGATACAGGCAGCTTTTCAATTCAGGTATGCGATACAGTAGTCCTGCCGTATAGCGGTTAAGAAAGGGGTTTGAAAATGGATAAAAAAACAGTATATAGATACAAAGGGACTGACTACACCAGCATTAACGCGTTGCGGCGAGCTATGCCGAATGTATCGCTTCCAAGTTCCTTAACGAACGAACAATGCAATGCATTAGGCATTTTAAAGCTAGAACTAAACTACAGCACGGACGAAGCCCGAGCTATACGCATTAGCCAGTTATACCAAGAATATCAGTCCGAATTAGTAGCCCCCACAAAATACGAAGTCAACGGTAAGACTTACTACATTGACCGGGACACGGACAACATTATTAAATTTAATTCGGCGTATGAAGTTGCAAAAATGAAAGGCGATAACCTTTTTAGGGCAAAAAATGAAGCGGGAGAATATGAGCTTGTAACGTTAACGGTAGGCGACTTTGAAAGCATTTTATTAAAATCCGCCTTGCTGCAACAATCCGCGTACAACCGCTTCAAGCAAGCACGGGACGCGGTAAACAAATATAAACGTGCAGACAAGATTTTTTCAGTTGAATTTTAAAAAAGTGTGTTATAATTTTAAAAACTTAATTAATCACAGAATAATCGCTACAGTTTACCAAACTGACAGTCTTTCTGTTTTTGAATTTATTTTTCCTAACTTATAACCAAAAAGCAGAAAAGCAAAAAAGCAGGGCTTTTGCCCTGTTTTTTTATTTTGCAATTTTTCAAAAAAATATTTGACAACAGGACGAAGGGGGGCTATAATATAGACAAGAGGTAAGGAAAAATAAAAAAATAAAGGGGGCAATATAGACTGCGAATATCTTAATATGCGTTACCCGAAAGTTGAAGAAGCAGACGAGGAATAAAATGCAAGATAGTAACGCTGTTGTAAAAAAAGATATACTGCATTGTTATAAATGGCAAGATACAAGAAAAGTTAGATTTTGATAGCATGGAAATAGCAAAAGACTACATAAAACTTTTTAGTTTGAAGTACCGCCAAGAAAACACGATTGCTATTCGTGAAATATACCGAATAACTACAGATATCATTATAAGAGAGGTTTACCAGAATGTGGATTAAAGATAAAGTAAATGACTGTTATAAAATGTCACATAGCCATTTAATCACGATAGAAAAAGTGAACCGACACTACATATTATATTTTCGAGATAGAATGATAAAATCTTTTCCGACCTTGACGGCGGCAAAGCAGTACGGGGATTTTTTTCAACTAGATTCACATACCCGGTACGCGATTTATTTAATTCATAATTTCGGAAATTGCACAGGCAACAATTTAGGCTACTACACTGGAACAATAGGACTTCAAGGCGATATATATGTACCGGGACACGTTCCAACAATCAATAGAGAAGTTAAGCTTTATAAAACGTTTGCAAGGGCGAAACAAGGCGCACAGGCGATATATAACAAGTGCGGCTATGTGCAAAAATTTGAAATTCATACAGTAGAAATTCGTAGGGACGGTAAAAAGGAAGTAGTAACAGCAAGGTAATTGCCATAAAGGAGTGAAAAAATATGACAAATATAAAATATAGCAAGAGGTTTAAATTAAGAAGTGGGGAAAGAGTAGATTTTTGCCCTGAATGTGAGTATCACATAACGGACACTGTGCATAACAGCGATTCTGTTTACTGCCCAAAATGTGGGCAGCAGATACAGCTTTTTAAGCCCGCATTATGCCCGAAAGATTGCGATTTTTTAAAAAACATCAGTATTTAGACAAGTTTTTTGTCTTGCCAATAAAAACGGCGAAAAAGAATTGCAGAGAGATATTGAAGGTAACCCCATAATGATTAACGGCTGCACGGGGGAGATATGATGAAAGAAGAAATAATTATTTAATAAATGGACGGTGAGTATATTATGCGATTAATAGACGCTGATAAGGCGAAAGCTGAATTATTAAGAATAGCTAGAGATATACACGGTTGGGGTGAGTTTTTCGACGGAATTAGAAGCGGTTATCAAAGTGCTGCTGATAGGCTTGATACAATGCCTACAGAAGAACGTAAAAATGGGCATTGGCTTACTAAAAAAGCATGGCACGTAGAGTGTTCCGAATGCCATCATGTTTTAGAGTTTATTTGCGACGTTAAAAAATATTGTCCGAACTGCGGCGCAAAAATGGAAGGTGAATAATATGGAATTGATAGATAAAAAAGCCGCATTAAAAGCACTATATCTTGCAGGAGAAGCTATAAAAGAATATAGCGGTAGGTTTTACGAAGGAAAATTTAATGGCTATCAATGCGCCTACGAACTTATTAACGATATGCCAGCGGAAAAAGAACGTGATAAAGGGCATTGGATAGACATTACTTTTGACGAGAGCATATGCAGCGTTTGCAAAAATCCACAAGAATACGAAACAAAATACTGCCCGGAGTGCGGGGCTAAAATGGACGGTGATAATAATGTTAAGTAAATATATCCAATATTTTTTAGATGAAAATAATTTAGAAATAGGCGAAGAATTTATGCTGACAAATGAAAATGGCAGACATATACATCCAGACAAAACATTTTTCTTTATCGGTGATCCAACCTCGACAAGAGATATTTTAATATCTAAAGATGAAGATGAAGAAAAATTTTGCCCGAATATATTATTAGGTTTGTTAACTGGCTTGTATTGCGTTAAAAAGAAACCGTGGCAGCCCGAAATAGGCGACGTATATTTTTACGTCGCGGTTGACGAAGGAAAGAATAAAGGTGTTATCCGTAACGAAACATTGTTTAATAAAAATGACATAAAGTTTTTACTTTTAAAAAAAGCAGGAAAATATTATAAATCGTATTTTGAAGCAGAAAAATATCTAAAACAGGACTATGAATATTTAACAGGAGAATAACCATGAAAAAATATAAAGTAAAATTGATTGAAACATATGCGTTTTACTTTGAAGTGGAAGCGAACAACAGAGTAGAAGCGGAAGAAAAAGCCAAAGAATATGTTGACAAATATCAAGCGGATAAATTCTTTGAATGTGCTACTAATAGGGTATTTAAAATTATTCCTAAAGCAGAAGGTGACGAAAATGAAAATTAAAGCTTATGCGTGGTACGACGAAGATTACGGGGGAAGTTATTTTGTGTGGACTACCACGCCGGGAAAAGCTAAAGCGTTACTTGCTTCCGAACATGATAGAGAATTTACAAAAATGCGGGTTTATCGTGTTCCGTGGGCTGATAAATATAGCGAAAGTAAAATAATACCAGCAAAAGAACTTTTAAGTAATGGCTGGTGGCTGTATTGCTCAAACTGTGGGACACGTGTTCAGAATGATACAGCAACAGTTTTAGATGAAGTAGAGGTGCTATGTGACGAGTGCGCGAAAGATTGGAACGAGAAAAGAGGGAAAAATGAAGATAGAAGATTTAAAAATAGGTAGAGTATATAGGGCTAAACGTCCTAGAGGCGTCCATAGATTAGACGGTAGTTATGTCAATGATAGACAGATACTATATATATCACCGTTCGAAGAAAGTATTCAGTACGACAGTCCTAGCGTGACTTTTAAGGCAAAATATCCAATAATATCTACTGAAAAATTTTTAAAATGGGCAGATAAAGATATAACAGATAGCTTGCCGCCTAACGAATGGTAAAAATATAGGAGGTGTGCAAAATGAGAAAATATATGTCAATATTCAACCCAAGCCACGAGAAATTGATAGAATTCATCAACAGATACTATACGCGCCGCGATTGGCGAATCATCAGCATAGTAAAAGGTAATGGTGCTTTTTGGGCAACATTGGAATTGGAAACGGAGAAAAAGGATATAAACAATGAAAAGTGATATAGTATTAAGAATAGAAAAAGCGTTAAAAGAATATACCCCGTCAAAGATTGACGGGGTTAGAATTGCTACAGCACGCGGAATATTAACCGCGTATGAAATAGCCGTTTTAAACGGATTGAGTGAAGCTGGGAAGGTAGATTGTATAAAAGTTTGTGAAAGCTTTATGCTGCCGCCTATAACCTGCGGGATAACTAATCCGGAAGAACATTATATTACTTGTGAAAAAAAGAACTACAGGGGCGATGTTATAAAGACCTTTAAGGCTTTTGATTTACCTACCGAATTAATTACTATGTGCTTCGAGATAAAAAGCACTGTAAGCGATTTTAAAAGCCCTAACGGGCATAACTTGGTGGGTGATGTTAACTACTACGTTGTGCCGTCAGACACGTTCAAGCAGCTTAAAAAGCTGGGGCTAGTCGACGAAGTGCCGCCACATATCGGCTTTATCACTGCACACGAAGGACGCTACAGTAAATTAAGGCTGATTACAAAAAAGGCAGCAACGAAGGTTACACCTGCTGTTGATAAATATATGCTGGCATGGTCAGCAGTGAAAGGGCGGTATATAAATAGCAGCGTCAGCAATAAGAAAGTAAATTCGGCGGCAATAGTAGAATGTAAAGGTTTTAAAGTGCGAGAACGTCAAATTTAAGTTATAAGCCGTTTAAATCATCAACACAAGGAAACATAAGCAAGATAAAATTAAAAGCCCCTAGCGTCGATTGTGTGACACGCTAGGGGCTTTTTCTTAACCGTTATTCACGCAATCGGGACATTTACAGACAGAACGCCATTCAGTACCGACTTGCTTTTGTTTAGAAATAGTCCAGCCTAAAGACCGGGCTTTGATTTTTGTCTGACCTTTTGTTGAAAATGGGAACAGCTTTACTGCCCCGCATTTTTCGCAAACGACACCTGAAATGATACCTTTTAAATTCACTTTTTATACCTGCCTTTCAATATTTTTTCTCGACATTGCAGACAAACTGTCTGCTGTACTTTACGATTGGATATAACTGCTACAGCTTTGCTTATTCCGACACCGCACATGATACACATGTTACGTGTATCATCATCTTTAGGTGGCGGCGTATTTTTGGGCTTAATAGCGGGCGGTGCTTCCTCTGCCCGTTCCCGCTTAACTGGGATGATTTCAGGTAAAGGCTTTTCTTTGCCTTTTTCGACGCTGGCGGCAACTAATGCGCCGACCTGCTGCGCTGCTTCAATTCGTTTCTGTATCTCGTTGCGCTTGCCGTCTGGGTAGGCGAAACGATAGTTACCGTTCCCGTCTTTAATCACAAGAGCTTTAATGATACGCTTTTTTTCGTCGTATTCAATTTCTGAAACGAAAAAAGAAACATCATTGCTTAAGGCTACATTTTTCGTTCGATTGTTGATATACGTTTCATATTTTTTTAGTATGAGCTGAATTTTGGGGGAACTGTATAATTCCCGCCCTATACCCCAATTAGTAGCAGCACGTTTAAAGGCGTCGGAAGCGCGCCCCTTATTCGCCGAAACGTTGGATAATTCGCCTACATCTTCTTTAGTTATCCATTCTCCAGCTTCATTTTTTATGGAAATTCCGCAGATGAAGTCGTTTCCTTCTGCCCTGTGCGTTCTTTGCCAGCTATCCGCCCCGACGTATCTATCTAAATAATACATATCAACACGAGCGTCTTTATAAAGCAGTAAATCTGCCTTGTAGTATTCAACACGTTCGCCTTGTGCATTCTCGGCATAGCACTTAATGATACGGTTAACGCGTATCTCTATATCTTCTGCGTTCAGTAATGGGAATTTAATCTGCATAGCTTTGCCCTTCTTTCTCATTAATAATCCTTTAAGTTTGATTAAGCACATATTTAGTTATATTATTTATGTGTAGCGACTTACTCCTTTTTTACGTCTGTGCGTCTTGTGCAGGCGTTTTTTTATTCGTCAAAATCCACTGTTAAAGCTAGATGTTTTTCAAAAAATAAGTCTTTCAAAATCTCGACTAATGTTTTAACATCCGCCTTTTCTTCTGAATAGCCAACTATGTTGCACAAATCAACATATTCAGTATTGAGCGAGCCGGATTTAACAACTTGCGTAACAAATTGATTTATGTTATCGCAATGATAGACTTGTGACGGCTTTACAGGCGTCAAGTAACCGTCTTTATTCGGCATTAAAGGATTTAATATGACCCTCATTTCAAAATCACCAGCAGCGCAAGAACTGCGCTTATAAAGTAAAGTAAATTCAGTAAGCAATGTCGCTGATTGCTGACCGTGATAAAAAGTAAATTTAATATCTGACTAAATGTGTCGAATACCGCTGTTGCGGCAACAACACCAGTCCCTAACGCCATTAACACAAACCTCATTTGTAGCCCCCCTTTATTCTTATTATAAAGCGAATACAAGAAGGTGTCAAGTGAATTTTGAAAAAAATAAAAAGAAAAAATCCCTAGAATGTATAGCTGCATTCTAGGGATAACCTACTAAGATTTTTTTTAAATAAATCATACAGAAAGAATACTTGTTTTAAGAAGAAAAAAATTGTTCTTGTGATGTTCTTGCTACTTAATCGACGTTAGAAACTACCGGGAGCGGCTTTTGATTCGTTTGAGAACAGGCATTGCCCCCCCTAACGCATTTTGTAATTACATTTAAATTATAAGCTCCATTGCTAAAAAGTCAAGCTAAAAATTTTTACAACTTTTATTTTTACTATATCTTGTGATTTTATAGGCTAATACTCCGGTTTAAATACTATATATAGTTTATACACAGAGTTATCCACATTATCCACAACTAGACAAATTTATCAAATGAGGTTAAAATAAAAAAAGTAGCAACTCTTTTCAGAGCTGCTACCTCATACGCAAACGTAAGAAAAGAAACAATGTCAATAAAAATGTATGCCGACACTAATATCAACTTATAACCTATAAAGGTTATGAGTCCCTTTTGTTACGCCTATATAGAAATTATATCTAAATTTTAAAATAATGTCAATATAAAAAAGTAAATGCTGACACTAGATTTTAACTAAATATAGAAAAAATTCCTTACCTCTATAGGAATGACACAGAATAACCCCACCTGTGTATAAAAAATGGTTGGTGCTGCAACGAGCCAAGTTTATAAAGTCGTTGCCCCTAGTAGTTTTTTGATTGCAAAAACTATTAGCCGCTTTAGCTGTAGTGGGCTTTATGCGGGGAGGAAGTTGGCAGAGGTCAACCTACTCTGGTATGGTGTATATACCTTTAGACAGGCATAGTCTATAAAATATACGGCTGGCGGCAACGGGCGCAGAGTGCGCGGGGGTAAGTCATGGAGCGTGGGACGTTGGGGACGCTATGAAATGGCTAGCAATTCAACTATACAGCGACGGCGGGGACGCAATCGCAAAAACCTCTTTTCAGTAGACAGTAGTAATACTGTGTACTGTTAGGGGTTTTTCTGCCTACCAGCTTCTAACAGGGACTATATTTTTTATTACCCTATTGACAAACAGAATAGAGGGGGGCTATAATATAAGTAAAGATAGGAGTTGATAATTTGTTTGAGTGGAAAACAATAATTAAAGTTGCTGCCGCCGCTGGATTAGTGGCTTTTGCGGTTAAATTAAGTGCCGGACTTGCCGAAGTGTTGATAGAATATCCTATATGGCGCGGCTGGTTAGGTGGACTGTAGAATGGCTAACATGATAAAGCAGTATGAAAAAGTTAGGGCTTTCAAGTGTTCTAGCAAAGAGTTTCCCGAGCTGGGAATAGTTATAGCCTTTGCCTACAACTACAGTGAGGCTAGGAATCTAGCTAAAGGAGTATTCAAAGAGGTTAACCCGGCAGTAAGTTATTTAGGCATTAGGGCAAGTATCGTATTAAAAGACGTACCCAAAGAATTGAATAATAAGGTATGCTTTAACGAGAATCACGAAGGGTATGAATTAGTTTCAGAATTTTTGTAAAAAGAAAGGGGTAAAACACTATGCTACAACCTATGGATTATTCAACGAAAGAGGAATTTATTAACGACCAATACGAAAAGTTATCAGAAACAGAGAAAACAAAATTCAGGATGAAAGTTGCAAAAAAGCGAATTGATTTAGATAGAGCTTTATATCTATGGTCATTTTTCGGTTGGTTTGGTTTTCATCAGCTTTATTTAAAAAATTATGGCGCATTTTTCATTCGCCTTTTTACAATGAGTTGCTTTTTAACATTATGGTTTAAAGACCGTTTTAGCCTTGAAGATGACGTAAAAAAATATAATACAGAAGTCGAATTGCAAGCGATTTTAGAATTGATTTAGGGGGATAATATGAACGCTCAAGAAGTAGCCCGGATATTAGCTAAAGAAAACGACAGTGTTGTCGTTGTGGGAATAACAAGGGAAGCGTCAGGCGATTTAATCAGCGACGAATGTTTTTTAAATTTAGACGAATTTCATGCAGCAGTAGTGTGCGCGAATTTAGTAGGATACATTTTAAAAATTCAAAAGAGGAAAAACTCTATAGACCACATATTGAAAGGCGTCAAGCAGTTAGTTGATGTGGGTATTCCGTTAGATGAAAAAACAGAAAGGGGCTTATAGTTATGGCAAAGAAAAACGCCAGCTTAAAATTAAAAATTGCAGCTTGTAAAAAATGCAAAAGTCAGCCAAGACAAAAATTGGGACTATCCTTTTACTTTGAATGTAACTGCGGACAGTCTATATCAGGCGCATATGGTGACGGAATTCTTGAAACGACTAGAAAATGGAACGAAGCCCAACGCGAGGACAAAAATGTTTGAAAACCAAACCTTAAATAAAAATCGTGTGCTACCGTCTGCTATGATATTAGACAGATTGAGCATAGAATGTATTGCTAAAGCTGCAACGAAAGAAAAAATCATAGAAAGCTGCTGCATTTCTAGCACTAAATTAGTTGAACAGTTAGTAAAAAGCGAGCCGCAATACAGTAAGATTGTAGAAAAAATGGCAGATGTATATATATCATTATCGCAGCTATTGATAGCTTTACCGATACGGGACGACGATTTAAACGCTGCCATAAAACGTAAAGTTTCGAGAAAGCTCAAACATAATCCGACATTAATTAAATTTTGAAAAAGCAGGGCTTTTGCCCTGCTTTTTTATCTTGCAATTCAAAAAAAGACTTGACAACAGGATGAGGGGGGGCTATAATATAGACAAGAGGTAAGAAAAAATAAAAATAAAGGGAGCGATAAAATGAAATTCTATGAAGCAACCAGCAGCTTCTATAATGACGGACGAGCTAATGCAGTTTTGACGAATGTAGTAGAAGCTGACGAGCAACCTCAAAACGTTGTAAAAAGCTTAAAAAGATGTGACGTTTATATTGATTATTTCAAAAATAAAAAAGCAGCAGAAGAATTTATCAAGCAAACTGCTTAAAAGGGGTGAATACATTGAAAATAGCAAAGATTTTTGCAACTGGCATTAGTGGAGATATAAGGAGTGAATTTACTGTATATAACGTGAAAGACGTAAAAACCATTAAACTAACAGACCAATGTAAATGTTATCAGTTTCTAGGGTGCGAAAAAGGCAAAGCACAAGCCATATATTTACACAAAACATCTGATGTATTCTTTCGATTAATTCCTGATATAGAAGATATAATCACAATCATAGAACAAGAATATTCTGAATTAAGTAAAGCCTATCAAGAAAAAGAAAAAATATATAGTTCTAATCCAAGCATTGAAAATAAATTTGAAGTAGAAAAAGCAGAATCAGCTTATATCACTATTGCATATTTGAAAGACAAATTAATGTTTTAAAAGGGGAAACTAGATGAAAGTACACGAATTAAAAGAAATATTAAATAACTACGACGATACAGCAGACGTATTCTTTTTCACAGGGTACAGCACTATTCCATATTATGAGTTATTAGACCGACAAGAAGTTTTTAATTCAGGAATCTGCACGCAGGGTATTGCTATGGAGATTGAAGCAGCAGAAAGACTGGACACTATAAATAGTTTAATATTAACACCAACAGGTGAAGAATTTAAACAGGCAAAGCTGAATTTAAATCACTGGAAAAACTATGATAATTTATCCCGAGCAGAGTATTTTAATCAAAGTAAAATAAAAGCGTTGGTAGCTCCGGTAGAAAAGGTGAAGAAATGGTAGCAAAAAAGCAATCCACAAAGACAGCACAGCTATACGCCTATTCTTTTGACAGGGAAACATGGCAGGGTGATTTTAACAGCCGCGAGGAAGCTATACAGGCGGGTATGACAGACGAACACAATAAAGAATGCCTAGTAGTATATACAGGGATTGCAAAGCTGTATACGCCAGTTTTAAAATCTGAAACAGTATTGGATATCCTAAAAATAGAAGCTGACGAGATAGCAGGCGTAGCTGCTGCGAATTGGCTAAATTTAGAAGATATACAAGAAGAACTCTGTACCGAACTAGAAAAAACATTAACAGTAGCCGTTATGAAGTGGCTTGAAAAACATAGCTTAAAGCCCGATTTTTATGAAAGCATAAGCAGCGTACAGGCGCACGGCATAGACGATTACTTTAAAAAGAAATAAGGAAACGCCCTTTGTTTGCGCTATGGTATAATATAGTAAAAAACAAGGGGTGTATTTCATGTGGACTAATTTATATGAAAACCTAAAATATATAATTAATAGGTTTGCAAATGTTGATATATGGGCATATGCTATAGCTATATGGACTTTTGGATATAGGACATTCGGTGAAGGGTTTTGGAACGTCGTGATATTAGCTTTTGGATTAGTGCTTTATGATACATTTTTAAAAATCGTATATATCAGTAAAAAATATATACATGAAAATTTGACGCCGGATATACCTATTGAATTTATCTCACTCCGTAAAGCCTTGTATTACTGCTTTAAAGCCGAAACATGGAAAAAGACTTATTTAAACAGTGTCGCCCTTTCAAGGGTTATAGAAAAATTGCTGGTTTACAATGCTAGTTTAGTCATTGCATTTTATGCTGGGCAAGTCGTTCCGAATATTAAATTATTTTCAACAAACTTAATTTTAAATGACTTTTTGCCCGGAGCGATTACCGTCTGCATTTTAATAGTTGAATTATCCAGCATAAACGAGAATCTGATAGAACTAGGATATAGCAGTATTGCTAACGCAGTAAAAAGGGTTATTGATTATGTAGTTAATAAATTTTTGCCTACCACGAAATAACGTGCTAAAATGGTAAAAAGGAGTGATAAACATGGTCAAAGAAATCCAGTTTCAGCGTAGTAAACAGCGCATTTTCGCAATGGATGAAAGCTATAATGTTATTGGTGATTGGGAATGTCGTGACGATTTTGTTCAGGGCTACAACGAAGCAGGCGACCCTCGTGGAAGCTTACCGGACGGCGTTTATACAAACGTAAGCGCAGAAGTTACTAACGGCGCATATGGCGCAGCTTATGGCACATTCTATATCACTACCCACGACCCACGAGCAAGAGATATTCACGGCGGCGGCAGCGGCTTGCCTAATCCGTTCGCAGGGCGTCAAGGCTGGGTACCGACTTACGGCTGTCTGCGTATGCAGAATATCGACGGCGAAGAATTAAGCAGAATGATTATCGCAGCAGGAAACAACGTTGTTTTAACCGTAGTACCATAAAAAACAATACTTAACATTTACGTCAAAAAGCAGGGCTTTTGCCCTGCTTTTTTATCTTGCAATTAAAAAAGACTTGACAATAGGATAAAGGGGGGCTATAATATAGACAAGAGGTAAGGAAAAATCAAAAAATAAAGGGGTTATGAAAAATGCAAAGAATGGTAGAATACAAGTATTATTTATCAATCAATAACGCAATAGACAGAAGTACCTGTTACGAAACGGCAGGCGAAGCACGTAGAGCAGCTAAAAGCGTAAAAGCCGAAAAAGTTATGATAGTTGTCGAGAAATTCACCCGTGAATTTTTTGAAGCATAAAAACAAATTGGAAAAAACAAAAATAAAATCAGAGAGGATAGGCTGCTTATGATTTTTATAGTAAATGATAAAAGAATTGAGATTTATATTCACGAAGTTGGGGAAAAAACTAAATTCCCTGTGTTCGTGACATTACCGCCAAGTATCATCAGAAAAGTAACATTCTTAAATAATGAAGAATGCATGACATCAGAATCAAATTTAGAAACAATTCTTATTGTAGCTCAAAAAACATTGAATTTATGGAACGAAAAAGCTGAACAAGAAAGCGAAAATCCGAGGTATTTCAAAATTTGCAAAGTGGAGTTGTAAAAATGTTTTTAGAAAATGGATTAAAAGGGCTGGTAATAAGTCTTGGTACTGGTATAATTGGAATAGTAATCACGTATTTATTTTGGTGGATTTACCAAAAAATAAAAGGGGGTTAAATATGTGGAACTTAATAAAAGCAGTATTACTAGCCTTATTATTGCTGCCTGTGCCGGGCTTGTGCTGGGCGCAGGAGCAACCTATTACTATTACGACAGCGCAGGCGGCGAAATGGACAAGCGACTTGCAGCAGCTACAGCAGGAATTAACGCAGCTAGAGAACAGCAGCAACGAGAAATCGCAGAGTTACAAGGACTTGTTATCGCGCTACAATCAAACATCGGAGATAGTAACCGCGTTACGGAACAAATTAGAGATAGCCGAGCAGAACTCGAAGAATTTAACAGAATCCTTGACAGCGAAAACGCAGCAGTTAACGAGCTTGACAGCCGAGAAACAGCAGACAGAGAAGCTATTAGACGAAGCAAACAAATTGTTGACAGCATACTCAGAGAGCTGCAAGAAAAAACTGGCAATCATTAAAAGGCAGCGAAATGCTGCATATGTAGTGGCGGCAGCCGCTTTAACATATAGCATTATAAAAAAATAAAAAAAGGAAGTGCCGAAATGTCAGACAAAATTAAACCGTTAAAAGAAAAAAATTCAACAGTTTCAGAAGAATCATTAAATTTAAAGCCCGAAAAAGAATTAAAGCCGTATTATGTAAAAATCACCGTTGAGCAGCAAAAGCAGTTTGAAACAACAAAAAACGCTATAGCTGAACATAAGCGATATACAGAAGCGACGGTAGAAGCCGCCTATGGTTTTGTATTAAAGAATGGGTCAGAAAAATTAACAGCCAGCCCGGAAGCTGCAAAACAAGCGGCTAATTTATTCAAAGACGCTTCACTTTTAATCAGTGAAAGCAATGTATTAGAGTGCCTTAACCAGCATATTATAGGCTTGTTTGAAAATAACAAATTGGATTTAGTTAAATTGGTTGAAAGCCTAGATGATAAAGAATTAAAAATTCTTGCAGGGCTGATTAGTGCGCGCCTGCCTCAAGACACAGCAACATTAAAAGACGGAGAGTAAAATGGGGGGGTTACTGGGCAGAGATAATCCTTTAGGCAGTGCGTTCGAGCTAATCAACAAGCGTATAGAAGAAGAAGCGAAAGCGGAAAAAGCAAAGCAAGCTTTGACTTACTGGAATGTAACGAAGAATTGCTTAAATTGCACTAAAAATTTAAAGTGCAATCTACCACGTTCCGCAAGAAATGCGCGTTGTAAGTACTTCGAGCCGTCAGAGTATCACTTGGCAGAAATCCGTAAACACAACTATGAAGTAAGCTTGCGGCGACGCCAAAAATTAAATTCATAATACTAAAAAGCAGGGTATTTGCCCTGCTTTTTTATTTTGCGATTTTTCAAAAAAAAGACTTGACAATAGGACGAGGGGGGGCTATAATATAGACAAGAGGTAAGGAAAAACAAAAATAAAGGGAGCGATACCATGACTAAAAATTTAAGATATAATCAGTCATAGAAGTGAAAGGGCTGATTATACTATGAAATTAGACAATAATAACCATTCAGTATTCTTGCTGTATTACTATCTTGTTCTGGTAGTAAAGTACCGTCGTAAGGTGTTTTCCGACCGGATGAGCCAATATGCAAAAGACATGTTTGTTCGCATAGGCTCTTCATATAACATCACATTGGAAGAATGGAACCATGATCAAGACCATGTACATATCATGTTTCATGCCCATCCTAATACAGAGATGTCGAAATTTATCAACGCTTACAAAAGTGCCAGTTCTAGGCTAATCAAAAAAGATTTTCCAGAAGTTAGGCGTAAATTGTGGAAAGAAATGTTTTGGTCAAGAAGCTATTGCTTGCTGACGACAGGCGGTGCTCCTATTGAGACAATTCGTAAATACATAGAAAATCAAGGCAGGTGATTATAGTGAATAAGGCATACCGATACAGGCTCTACCCGACAATTGAACAGAAGATTATGTTTGCCAAGACTTTCGGCTGTGCCAGATTCATCTATAACAAGATGCTTGGAGATCGACTTGATTACTATAAGGAAACAGGCAAGAAGCTGAACAATACACCTGCACAATATAAGGAAAAATTTCCTTGGCTGAAAGAGGTTGACAGCCTTGCTCTCGCCAATGCCCAAATAAACCTGAACAAGGCGTATAACAACTTTTGGAGCAATAGGAAGCATTTTGGCAAGCCACGCTTCAAGTCGAAGAAAACAGGTCATGCTTCATATTCTACGAACAACCAACATGGCTCTGTAAGAATCGAGGGAAACAAAGTCAAGCTGCCTAAAATAGGCTGGGTAAGGCTGTGTCTGCATCGTCCATTGATGGAGAATAGCACCATAAAGACTGTAACCATAAGCAAAACACCGTCAGGGAAATACTATATCAGCATTTTGGTGGAGTATGAAAACCAAATACTTCCCATCGTACCTAAGAACTTTCTTGGATTGGATTTTGCTATGCACGGGCTGTATGTTGCTTCCGATGAGGACAATGCCGATTATCCAAATTTCTTACGGGAAGCCGAAAAGAAATTGGTAAAGGCACAAAGAAAACTCTCCAAAAGAAAAAAAGGGAGCCGTAACAGGCATAAACAAAGACTGCGTGTGGCTGTACTCCATGAGAAGATTGCTAATCAACGCCGCGACTTCCTGCATAAGAAAGCTCGTTATCTTGCGGACCGCTATGATGCGATTGGTATAGAGGACATTAGCGTAAAGGCCATGGCGAAGCGAAAGAAGGGTGGCAAGTTCAGCTTTGGTAAATCCATATCCGACAATGGCTGGAGCATGTTCACAAGCATGCTGGAATACAAACTTGCATGGCAGGGTAAGCAACTTATCAAGATAGACAAATGGTATCCAAGCAGTCAGCTATGCCATGTCTGTGGCTACCAGAACAATGACACCAAAGACTTGTCTGTGCGGGAATGGGATTGCCCTAAGTGTGGCAGTCATCATAACCGTGACAAGAACGCTGCAATAAATATTAGAGAAGAAGCTAGGCGAATATCTGCCTAGCGTAACTCATAAAGTACCGTGGGTCGCACGGGAATCTACGCCTGTGGAGAGAGTGTAAGTCGCCACAACTCGTCGGAGTTAGTGGTGCTGTTCTCGCTGAAGCAGGAAGCTTCCGCCTCTATAGGCGGGGGTACGTTCACTAGGCGCATTATTATTTTTGGCAGCCTTTATGATAAATATTTATATTATTCGCAGATTTTAAGGAAGTGATAAAGTGATTAAATTAAAAAAAGAAAAGAAAAAAGATTTTGTTTGCGACGGGTGTGGAAAAGGTTATATTGGGGCGAGCCGGAACAGCTTTATTATCCGCGTAGCCGGATACGAAACCTATAATATTCAGCTTTGCAATGCTTGTTTATTATCGTTAAAGAAAAAAATCAATAAAGAGGAGAATGAATAATGCAGAATATCAGCATTGAAGCAGCAAAGGCAAAAGGATTTATAAGCGGCTACCGTGTTGGACGAATTATTTTAGCTTGCTCAATTGAACGCTGGAAATATGGAAAGCTGCTTAAAGAACTGCGGGAAGATTGCACGAATATATTTAAATTCCATACAGGACGACGCACACGATATTACTACGACCCCTTCGAGGTATTGGAAAAAATCAAAGGATATAAGCAGTACGGCAACAGGCATTTAAGCAAAGAAAAAATTGATGAATACTGCAATTCGGTAAAAGAAGCTAAAGAAAAGAGTTTAGAAAAATGATTGATTGCCTAAAATGTTACCGCCTGCGCCGCCATAATGATACTGTTTACTGCCCGTTTTTAGACCTAAAAGAATGCGTTAGAGGTGAACATTATATAAACATTGCAAGCCTGCCGTTTAAACCCCAAAAGGAAGAAACTCCCCCCCTGCCGCCGAAAATGGTGAAAGCAATTCCACCGTTTAAACCACACCCAAACAGCCCGCACGATTGGGAAAAGTTTCATAATCAAATTTTTGAAATGAAAAATAACGGCGTCAGCTCATATAAGATTGCTGCCGCATTGGGACTTCCACAAACGTCAGTATTTAACTATATGAAACGATACGAGCAGCCTTGAACGATTTTAAACAACAAGCGCAACACATTACACCTAAAACAAATAAAAAACGCCCATATGGAGATTATGGCGACGGAAAGAGGTAGAAAATGGACAACAAACTAGATATAAACGTAACGGAAAAGAAAGTAAGTGATGAAAACTTGCTAAAAACAGTAGAAGAAGCGTTAATGCAAAATGAACTCTGCTTATTTATGGGTGAAACGGGTACTTTTATGACTACAGGAACAACGGACGACGCAGAAGAAATCTTTTTGAAATTGCAAAGTGTTTTGCTTGCAGGCTTTTTGAGCATGGAAAAAGCAACAGATTATGATATTGAAGAAATTTTATTACTACAACTAGAAGCAGTGAAAGAAATTAAAAAAAGGCTTTCAGGAGTTACCCCCCCGAAAGGAAGTATACTGCTTAAAGGGGAGAATGTTTTAAATTGAAATCATTAAAGGATGTAAAGCCCGGCGATAAAATATTTGTTTTAAATTCAAACCGTGGATACTTGAAAGAGCCGCAGATAGAAATATTAACCGCTAATAAAGTTGGAATACTTTATATTTATACTGATTATGATAAATACAAAAAATCAAATGGAGAAGCTGTAGAATCATCTTTAGACGTCAAAGCTTTTGCAACGCTGGAAGAAGCCGAAACAGGGCTATTTATGATTAAAGCGCGCAAATATTACCGAAACAGTATAAAAGTAGACGACATTACTTATTCACAAATGAAAGCTATTTTTGATATTTTAGGAATCGACACGGAAGAAGTGATAAAATGATTGAATACGGGCGATTTTTCACTAAACTTTACCGCATTCGACGGGGATATTATCGGCGCAATATCACAATTCGCTTGTCGGTAGGCTATGAATACCGACTAAAGAACAAAGAAATATTTAAAGAGGTTTTTGTATCGTTGCGGGGGCGTAATATCGCCACTTTTAAATTTAGGGAGCAAATAAAATGAATGCTAGAGATATCATTAAGTTAGCTGCAAAGCTTTACGTTAACGACTATTTAGAGAAAAAGACAACGATATTAGCTAACGCCGAAAAAGGTAAAGATATCAACATAGATATTTTTATGCCAAAAGTTACGGAAGTAACGATAAGTGATTTTGCAAAATATCTGCAAAAAGCAATAGAAGCGCAACCGAAAGAAGAAAGAGCCAAGCACAGAAAATTTTTTGGAGAGCCTACAAGTTTTTGCAGGTGCGTAGCTAGAGGAAACATTATGGCTAGTGTATTAGTCGAAGAATTCAATTCAGAGGTCAAAAAATAAAAGAAAATTACGAGGCATAAAGAAAATGTTTGTATCAAAATTAGAGTTTGCGCAGCATAAACGGCAAGTAATCAGAATTATAGAAATGCAAAGACTTAAATTAAAATTATTGGAAAAAAAATAAAAATTAATAAAATAGATACAAAAATACAACTTACTGCCATAGCAGCAATATTAAAACCTTCCGAAATGAGTGATACTGATTTTGTTTTAAAAATAAATGAAAAAATGAATGAGTTATGGAGCGAGGAAACTTTAATAAGGGACGGCGCAAAAATAAACCAAGAGCTTTTAGAAATCCAAAAAACATTAGGTGAAATCGAAAAACAGGGAGATATGTAAAATGGCAGGAATCGAAAAATACTACGAGATAACAGAAGTTTATGCGTGGCAATGGGAAGGAAACACTAATATAACAATAGAGGATATACCGGAAGAAATAAGAAACGAAGTCACTATGCTAAAGGTTGAACGTAGCATATGTACATAGAAATGCTTTGCGAAAATTGCCTGACAGAAATATTAGACAAGAAAATAACTGCCATTAAACCTAAAAAAATAGAATAACAGAAAGGAAACATAATGAATCCGATACCCAAAACGAAAATCATACGACTTAAAGGGCAGAAGTTAGCAAAGCTAAATGAAACGATACACCAGCGTGACCAGCATAAATGTATTTACTGCGGTAATCGGGTAGACCCCGGCGAAAAGTTTCATCACGAACACAACGGGATAAAAAGCGACCAAATAGAATACGGCGTATTGCTATGCATGGACTGCCACACAGAACGTCACCACGGTAAAAAGTGCAATGATGTAAAAGAATACTGCCGGAAGTATTTAATAAATCTATATGGCGAATCAATTTACAGTAAATAAAAAAGCAGAGGTTTTAACCTCTGCTTTTTTTGCTTTCTCTATGCAATTTGATAAAAGCTGGTAGGACTGTTATTTCTTCATTGACTTCTGTAAGCCGCAGCACAGCGAACGGTGCGCCGTTTGTATACCGCTTATGGATATGTACCGAAACAATGCGGCTATCTGTATCAAATGCCAAGCCCTCTGCGGCGTCTGTGATGTTTTTAAAAAGGTTATCGCAGTCCGGCTTGACTTTTGGAAATTCTGCGCCGACATCAACAGCGGCTTTAAACTTCTTACTTTTCGACGCAGGGACAGGTAAAAAAATATAGACCTCACAGAACAAGGCGACATCTTTAAAAAAGATACCTGACTTTTGAACAGCTTGTTTAATACAGTATTCGCACTGCTGGCGGTAGTAAATAGAAGCGTCTTTATAGTAGGCGATAGCATGAGGCAAAGGAACGCCGTTTTTGCCCCGTGTGGCGATTTTAGGGCGGCTTTGAGGAATTGCTTCACCGTCGATAAAAACGGTTAACTGCCGGGCGTCAGGCGCGATATTTAAGGCATATAATGCGTTATCGATATTCATAATTAAACCTCTTTACTTTCCAAAAAAGCCTTACTAGTAGGGTTTATTTCGCATTCAGTCAATAAAAGCTGCTCCATGCTTACCCCGAATAACTGCGCTAGCTTATACACGTTGAGCGCATTCGTTTTTAAGATTGAACGGTCAGGAGATGAACTAAAAGCATTAAGCGTTTTAAGCGGGATACCTGTTATCTCTGCAACAAAGCGACGGGACATTTTAAAAATGTTGCGGTAATATTCCACTGCGCTTTTAGCGTGGGTTATCGAATCATTTTCGATAAGCAGAGTTTTTTGAGTAATTAAAACTCTATCCATAAAGTTATCGTCAGTCAGCTCAATCCTGCGCCCTTCAACTACAAGAATAATATTATATTCGTTATCGTCAAGAATATTTACTGTAGTCTTATAAGACCAAAAGCCTATTTTTTGAGTTATGAAATTCAAGATACAATCAATAGGCACAAACAACGTATATTCGACTTCATCTACAAAAGTAATAGCCTGCCGCCTATCAGGAAAGTTATAGACTTGATATCTTGGCGAGCTTGTTTCGTAGCTGCTTATGATTACAGTTTTTCCGACGCCATAATCAATTAAATGCGCGATATCGGGCAGATATTCAGGATTGTTATATCCGTAAATAACGTGAGATATAGAAGGATACCCAATAACGACACGCTTACACTCGTATTTGTCGAAAAAGTCAAGAATACTACTACAGGGAAGGTTAAAGCTCTCAATTAATTCAGCTTCTGTATAAGATTTTTGTGTCATAATAGCTCCTCCCAATGGTTTTATATTATTATACAACGTAAACATGATAAATTATAGATTTTTAAAAGATTGTGCTATAATAAAAAAAAAAGGGGGGCGTAACATGGCTAGTCCAAAACGCAAACGGTCTGCCGTTGTTCGTATAGCTGGTGAAAAACGGGTAGCGAACGACCGTGAAAAAAAGTTTGCAAGAGAATATTTAAAATGCTTTAATTTTTATAAAGCCGCAAAAGCCGCAGGCTTTGCAGAAACAACAGCCCGGCGCACGGCATACATGATTTTTTCCCGCCCGTGGGTGCAGGAGTATGTAGAAGAACTTCGAGCAAAATACGAATTAGACGACATTGCAGAAGTCAAAGAAGTAATACGCAGCTACACAGACCAAATGCGGGGCAAGGTCAAAGAAACAATAGAATACAAAAAGTACGTTTTAAAAAAGAATCAAGAAACAGGGCAAATGGAAAAGATATATACCGACGGTTATATCATGGAAAACACGCTTATAAAAGCAGGTAGCGAGAATATGGGTAAATACCATAAGTTATTTGGAGAAAACTCTCTAGCTATAGCTTTAGCCCCGACAATCGTCGCTGATGTACCAGCCGAGCAGCCAGCAGAAGAAAGTGAATTGCCGACCTACGACGACGCGCTAAAAGCAGCGCAGAACTTTGAAGATTTAGCGAAAAAGATAAATGACCCCGCCAAAGATTAATTTAACTGACTGTATCGGCAAGGCTTTCTATAAAGTTTATCATCAGGTAATGAATCACGAATTTACGCATTATTGGTTTAGCGGTGGGCGTGGTTCGTTGAAGTCGTCGGCTATAAGTATATTTATAATCATGCTTATGCTGCTAGACCCAACTATAAACGTTATTGTTTTCCGCAAAGTTGGATTAACAATAAAAACAACAGTTTATGAACAGATAGCATGGGCTATAGAAAAGCTGGGGCTAAATGATTTTTTCATAGCTAGAGTGTCGCCGCCGTCGTTTATATATAAAAAAACCGGGCAGAAAATATTGTTTTGGGGATTGGACGACCCCACAAAACGCAAGTCCGTAAAAGTAAAAAAAGGTTACTATGCTATCACATGGTTTGAGGAATTAGAAGAATTTTCAGGTATCGAAGAAATAGAAAAGGTATTGCAATCAGTATTGCGTGGCGGTGAGCGTTTTTGGTGTTTTTACTCCTACAATCCGCCTGCGTCTATGCAAAGCTGGGTGAACAACGAAGCACTGAAAGCTCGACCCGATAAACTGTTACACAAAAGCAACTACCTGCAAGCCCCGCCCGAATGGGTAGGGAAACAGTTCCTCTACGAAGCATCAGTTATGGCAGTATATCAGCCCCGCAGGTTTAGACATGAGTATTTAGGTGAAGTCACAGGAACAGGCGGCGAGATATTCACTAACTTAAAACTGCGACCAATCACGAACGAAGAAATATCGCATTTCGATAATATTAAGCGTGGGCTTGATTTAGGTGTATCAATAGACCCTATGGCGTACATGACTATGCACCTAGATACGGCAGCACGCAAGCTATATATTTTCAATGAATACTATGCCCGTGGCTGCCCTAGCTGGACGTTAGCAGAACACATCAAAAAAGAAAATCCACGCAACAGGCTTATAGTAAGCGACATCCAGCATGAAACATTAATGAGCCTAAAAAGCTATGGGATTAATGTTATTCCGGCTAAAAAGGGGCAAGGCTCGAGAGAATGGGGCTATAAATACTTAACAGATGATTTGTTAGAAATCGTTATAGACCCTATGCGCTGCCCGAATGCAGCACGAGAATTCGCCCAATACGAGCTAAAAAAGGATAGAAACGGTAACTATATCGCTAATTATCCCGACGGCAACGACCATACAATCGACGCCGTTAGATACGCATTAGAAAACAGTCACCCGCCAATGAAAGTAAAACGCAGATAAATAGGGGGAAAAGAAATGAACAACAGCAAAAACGCGCAGAAACGTATCCGACAGAAAGCACTGAACACTGCCCGAAAAAATAGCGGCAACGAAAATCAGGCTTTCAACAACAAAGAACGAATCAGAAAAGACCCGAGATTGAAAGCATTAAACCTTATTAACCCGGTAGAAGGTACGCCAAGAGTGCCGACCCTTGCCGACATTAAAACAATGTACGGTGCGCCAGCTACGCTAGCAGAGGTAGACGCAGATACCAAAAAAGCAAATGACGCTGCTATAGGTCAATGTCATTCATTGCTACATCATGCTATCTCTATAATGGGCATGAGTGCATACCCGCAATTTTTAGGCTACGGTTATTTAACAGGGCTTGCGCAAAACGGGCTTATTCGGGCAGGCTGTGAGATGATTGCTGATGAAATGGTAGAAAAGGGTATAACGCTAACAACAAAGGGCAACAATGACCCTGATACCGATAAACAGGCAAAGCTGGACAGACTTAACGAATTAATAACCAAGATAAACCTGCTGCCGACACTACGCAAAGCGGTAAGTATCAGTAAATACTACGGCGGCAGTTTAGTATACATGGACTTTGACGGAATCGACACCGCCAGTGAAAACCTGCTAAATCCATTAATTTTAACGAAGAACGAATTACGAGGTAAAAAACTGCGGCGTTTGAAAGTTATAGAGCCGTATAACCTTTCCCCCGGTCAATACAACGCAGCAGATCCGCTGCAAGAATATTACTTCAAGCCACGATATTGGTTTGTTATGGGCAAAGCGGTAGACGCAAGTCGCTTCCTGCCGCCAGTGCAAGAAAACGAACTGCCGACGATATTACGACCCGCTTATAACTTTTTTGGTATCCCGCTTGCACAGGTTGTATTAGACGCCGTGGCGCACTTTACAGAGTGCCGAGAAGCAGAAGCACGGTTATTAACTAAATTTAGTTTAACGGTGTTCAAAACGAATCTTAACGAGCAGCTTTTTTCGGGCGGTGACTGGGCGCAGATTGATAACCGTGTAAATAACTTCGTACAGTATCGCAGTAATGATGGCGTCATGCTGATAGATAAAGAATCAGAAGATATTGATATTAAATCAACGTCGTTAGCTGGCGTAAAGGATATAGTAAGTCAGGCAATGGAGATTGTAGCGGCTTACTTCAATGAGCCTGTAACAAAAATGTGGGGCTTAACGCCGTCAGGATTTAATACAGGTGAAAGTGATTTAAATAACCACTACGACCACATAGCCAGCCAGCAAGAAAAGCAACTGCGTGACCAAATAGAATACGTCTTAAAGGTACTACAAGTGCAGGAATGGGGAGAGATAGATAACGAAATAACTTTTACCTTCAATCCATTATCAGAAGAAAAAGAAGAAAGCATAGCTACTGTAAACAAAATCAAAGCTGAAACGCAGCAGATTTATATATCTAATGGTGTCATCAGTCCTGACGAGGGCAGAGAGTGCCTGAAAGCTGACCCGAAAAGCGGTTTTAACAACCTCAATGAAGAAAGCGTACCCGAGGAAGAATTAAGCGAGGAAGAACGCGAACTGTTAGGATTAACTGAAAAGCGGGAAGTTTTGAGCCAAGATGAAAAAACGAAAACAGAACCAAGTGAATAAAAAAACATAATAAATGATTAAAAATAAATAAAATGGGAAAAAATGCGGGGTTATATCAAATAATTCCGCATAAACCTTACAAAAGGGGGCTAATGTATGGCGTCGAAAATCAGACGACGGCGGCGACAGGTAACTATACCGGGAATACCTGCCAGCGTCGGAATACAGAACGAATACGCCCGTGCGATACGCCGCTTGATAAAACAAATGGAAAAGGCAGCGTTAAAGTTTGTGCTTGAAAAATACAAGCTGTTTAGAGCGTCGGAAATGGTAACGAATGACGCGCCCATTGATTTTGATAACAGACGCTTACAGCAGCTTATTGACGCTATAAAAGCGCGTTTCGGCAGATATATAAGCGAATGGGAAGCCGAGGAAATGGACGCTATAGCCAGCAAGTTTATCGGTAAGATAGATAAACAGACTAAAGCGGGACTTATGGCTAATCTAAAAAAAGCGGGCATTGTGATAGATTTTCACATTAGTGCGCTACATCAACCGCTACTTGAAGAAATGGTAGCGAGTAACGTAAATTTGATAAAGAGTATTGCCCCTAAATACTTTGATAAATTAACCAATGTTGTAATTGACAGCGCACTTAAAGGGCGGGATATGGCAAGCATATTTCAGCACATAAAAGACCTTAACAAGGTTACAGAACGGCGGGCAGAACTGATAGCCATAGACCAAACCAACAAGGCAACGCAGGCGTTAAACGTTATGCAGACGAAGGATATCGGCATAAAAAAAGGCATATGGATACATATACCCGGCGAGAAAAGCAGCCGTAAAACACACATTGCAATGAATGGAAAGACATTTGATTTAGACGAGGGGCTTTATGACGAAGATGTAGGTAGAAATGTTTTACCGGGAGAACTGCCATATTGCAGGTGTGATTTTCGACCTGATATCACCGAATTACTCACTAACGAGCAATAATTAAGTTAACCTGTGATATAATCAAAATAACAAATAAAGACTTTTGTATAAAAATAGTTAAAACGAAAGGGCTGACCATATGGAACGGGAAAACAATATTTTAGCGTTTGACGCCGCCATAACAGCGCGCAGAATAGACGAAAACGGATTTATGCACGTTGACGCCTGCCCAATCAGTAAGGCGACTGTAAACCCGTATTTAGGGCGTGAAATTCCGAACTGGCAGGATTTAGGCTTAAACCCCGAACGTGTCTACTATGGACTGCGTGACCCGGAAGAATTAGCGAAAGCTGCCCCAACATTTAACGGCTTGCCGCTAATGCAGGGACACCATGACTATACCGCCGACGCGCCGCCTAAAGAATATCAGGTTGGCAGCACAGGAACAGAGGCACGCTTTGAAGAACCGTATTTGTTGAATGCGTTATCTATCACCGATAAAAAGGCGATTAAATCCGTCGAGGACGGAAGTTGTAAGCAGATATCTTGCAGCTACCGTTATACACCCGATATGACCGCAGGGGAATATCAGGGCGCAAAATATGATTTTGTAATGAGAGATATTCGAGGTAATCACGTTGCCCTTGTACCGCAAGGTAGGGCTGGCAGTGATGTAGTTGTATCCGACAGTTTACCTGTTGAGATAGAAAAAACAACGAAGGGAGAAAAAAAACAAATGAAAAATCTTTCAAAAGATATTTTAAGCTTTAAACGCCGCAAAGCTGACTTACAGCGCGTTATCTTTGCAAAAGACGCTGATTTAGGTATCGAAGCAGCAGAAGTTGTGTTAGCTAATTTGCAAAAGGCTGTAAATGTGGTTGAAGCTCAGGTAGAAGGCTACGACCCCCGAGAAATCGGCTTGGATGTAGACGCAGATATTTCAATCGACGACCTTGTAGACAAGTTCTTTACAGGTCTGGAAGCTGCCCAAAAAGACACCATTAAGGCGAAACTGTTAGAATTAAAAGGCGGTGAAGGTATGAAAGAAAAATTGACTTACGCCGAGGGCGTAGCCAAAGGCGAGAAATTGGAAAAGACTCCAGCCGAACGAGAAAAACTCGATAAAGAACATGAGCGTAAAGGCATGGAAGAATATTTAGCTAAAAAAGCTAAAGACGAGGACAAGGAAGAAAAAGCCGAAGATGATGAACTTGAAGAACGCATGAAAGACCCTGCATTTAAAGCAGGTTTTGAAATGGGTATCAAAGCAGGCGAGCGTTATGAAAAAGACAATCCGAAACGGATTGACCGCGACCACGAGCGCGAAGGTGAGGAAAAATACCTTGCTAAAGACGCACTTCCCGCATTGCTGGCTAATGCTAAAGCAGAAGCGGAAAAAAATGTTATGGAACGCGTGAAAAAACTTAACGCTGCCGCCAACGCTTGCGCTTTCGCACTCGGCAACGTCGACGCTATGGCGTATGACAGTGCAGAAGATATCTACGCAAGAGCCTTGCAAGCTAAAGGCATTGATACTTCTAAATATCCCAAAGAATCTTACAAAGCTATGGTTGACGTGTTGCAAAAACAACGTTTTGACGTAACCCACGCTAACGACGAAGCAATCAAGAAATTCAGCGTATCCAGTGAAAAAACTCCTGAATACATGAAAAATCTGAAAAACATCACTATTCGATAAGAAGGGAGCAAAGAAAAATGGCTAACAAATTTCAAGGACAAGTAAACATCCTGCCTGCTATTGGTGTACCCGGTCAACATATGAGTACCAATCCTTTAGTAAGCACTCAAAAAGGCTATTACGCAGCCGACACCGTAACTATTGGCGGTTTCGTTTGGGCAGCAACCGTATATGAAAACGACGCTTTTGTAAAATCCACAGGCAAAGATGCGCCGCTGGGCTTTGCAGTGCGTGAAATCACTAACCCGCTGGGTTATAACGAATCAGCTTCTAACACTGTTCCTAAAGGCTTTCCCGTATCCGTAGCAGTCAAAGGTGACTTTGCTGTTATTACTGGAACAGCAGCCACCGTAGGACAAAGCGTTTTCGCAATGCTTGCAGACGGCAGCATTAAAACTGGCGCAGCAGACGACACTATAGATAATGCAGTAAAAACTGATTATAAAGTAGTAAATATTAACGGCGGCGGTGCTGCAGGCGATATTATCGTAATCAGCAACTGGGCTTAATGAAAGGGGAAAAGACAAATGATTGAAAATCAATTAGGCTTGCAAGAGCAGCTTGACGTGATGAAACAATACGGTATCATTTTTGATACTGGCGCGCCTATCCGTGGCATTTTGGCAAACGATAGCATTGACCAGTTAGCGAACGACGCTGCTATGGTTACAGCAGCAAACAGCGGTATTCCTGTTGAATTTACATCTTATATTGACCCTATGGTAATTCCTATCCTGACCGCTACCCGTGGCGCAAGGGAGATTTTCGGGGAAGCTAAAAAAGGTGACTGGACAACCTCTTATGCACGTTTCCAAACTTCTGAAATCACAGGCGAGGTTGAAGCTTACACCGACTACGGTCAAGGCGGTGCGTCTGATGTAAACCCGACTTTTCCGGTAAGAACTCAATACATCTATCAAACTAACATCCGTTATGGCGATAGAGAAGTCGACGTCGCAAGCCGCGCACGTTTGCAACTGGCAGCAGATAAACAACGTGCTGCTGCTACTGTAATCGACATTGCAAGCAACAAATTCGCCTTGTATGGCGTGGCAGGCTTGGAGATTTACGGTTTGCTTAACGATCCGAATTTGCCTGCTTCTGTTACTCCACTGCCAAATGCAGATACCAAAACTCTGTGGGCTGATAAATCCACCAAAGAAATTTACGAAGATGTACTGTATCTTTTCGGCAAAATGGCTGACCGCGGCGCAGGACACATTGACGCTAACACCGAACTTGTGCTTGCTACCTCGCCTGCTACACAGGTACAACTTGGTAAAGCAACTGACTTCAATATCTCTGCACGTCAAATGTTGGAAACCTACTTCCCGAAAATCCGTTTCGTTGCATTGCCTGAACTGGCTACCGCAACTGGCGGCACTTCCATTCTCCTTGTCGCTCCGACAATCGAAGGACTGCCGACCGCTCAAATCGGATTTAGCGAAAAATTCCGCGCTATGCGCTTAATTCCGGAAAGCTCCAGTTTCCATCAAAAATTTGTCGGTTCGTCCTACGGCACTATCATTTATAGACCGTTTGCAATCGGCACAATGACAGGCGTTTAATTTACACTAAATACAAAAAAAGGAGTGCTGCTACATGGCTAGACCAAAAAAAGTAAAACAAGATGAAGTTGTAACAATCGTTGATGATAAGAATACAGAAGCCTTACTGCCGCAGGAAGTCGAGCCGACAGGGGTAGAAGTGATTGAGGAAGAAAAGCCCGTTACTTATGACCCCAATGAAAGCGACGAAGTCAGCGAGGTAGAGGAAAAGGAAGTTGAAAAAGTTAACGCCAAACAACCTGTTCAAGCTTCCCCGACCAAACAAGCTGACACTGTTACGGTATGCTGCAATTCTTATCAAGACGTGATTTTTGCTGTAAGACTGCCAAACGGTAGTCTTGCCGAGGTTAAATTTAACGGCAACAACAAACATCTTGCGGGGCTTGAAATGGGTAAAAACCCAATCGGCGGCGCGTTTGGTATGACATTCGGCGTTCCCTCTGATATGTGGGAATTGATTAAAAAACAGCATAAATCAGACCCTAGAATCATTAACGGTTTGATTTTTGCGTCAACCGGAGATACCCGCTTTACAAAAAGCGCAATCCACGAACGCAAAGAACTGCGTAACGGGAACGAGCCACTTGACCCGAAAAAGGTTATTGCTTCAACAACCCCTTTTAAGTAAGGGGGGCGTAAAAATGGCTGATGATAACAATATCGTTATATTCGACCCGGAAGAATTTAAAAAGCTGTATCCGCAGTTAGCGGGTGTAGATGATGTTGTACTTGAAAATAATTTCAAAATAGCAACACTGGCTTTAAATAATTCAGTGAATTCAGCCGTAAAAGACCTTGACGAACGTAAAACGCTGCTTTACCTGCTCACTTGCCATATAAGCGAGCTACAGCAGCGCGGAGCGTTTGTTGTAGGCGTTTTGAGCGGCGCGACACAGGGCAAGGTATCAACAAGCTATACCCTCCCAATGTCGCTTAACTGGTATAACCAAACACAATGCGGTATGCTTTTTTGGACGCTAACCGCAAAGTACAGAGCAGGCGGGCGTTATTATGCGTTTAAAAGTCAAACTTGTTGCAGGTAACAGCACAGGGACATCCGGTAACTGGAAAAAGAAGTTGCGAAATCTGGTAAGACAAACGCCGGAAGCACAGGCGGGCTTTACAGCGGACGCAACCTATCCAAGCGGAATAAATGTTGCATATGTCGCCTACATTCAAAACAAGGGTATGGGCGGCGTTCCTGAACGCCCCTTCATGCAAAGGACTGTAGACGAACAACAAAACAAATGGAGCAAGCAGCTTACTGCCCTGTTAAAAGGTAAGTCGGCGCAGAACGGCGCGCTTTTAAATGCTTACACTGCTGTATCAAAAGAAATGAAAGCGGACATACAGGATACTATAAAAAAATGGGAGTGGAACGACCCTCGACCGAATAGCCCTGCCACTATCCGCATGAAACAGCGCAAGGCAAAAAGCGGTAAAAACGCCGTAGCAACTGACCCTTACAGGGCTTTGATTGATACGTCTACTATGATAAACGCGGTAACAAATAACGTAAAAGTTAAATAAAGAGGGTGTAACAGATGAACGGAATTAATTTGCACATGGTAGTTAGAAGTGCTATAACTGCCATAAATCCTGACGAACAAGTTATCTTGTATCAGTCAGCCGGGCAAAAAAATATCAGCGGCATTGTTACACCGCTTTTTTTTAGCCCTGCAACTGTAAACGTGCAGTTTCAGCCAAACGAAGCGAATCGCTTACAGCACCTCGAAAACATCAACAGCACAGCGCATACAGAACAGATATTTCTTGCCAGCGATAACAATAGACCTATTGAGGGCATTGCACGCGTTCCAATCTTACGCACAGGCGATTATATCGAGCGTAAGCCCGGTGAATTTTGGAAAATCACAGCAATGTTTGAGGACTGGTCTAATGTTGGCTGGGCTAACTGTGAAGTAACTTTGCAAGTGCCGCCGTATCCCGACTTTACCAATCAGCCTGACGACGAAGGGAACAACCTCACAAGCGTCGGAAGAAAGGCGGTGAAGTAATTGGAGCATGGGAAAATTAACGTAGCTGTAGAAGCCTATTTGCGGGCTTATATGCAACCGCCGTTAACTGCTGAACAAATTTATCTAGGGCAGCAAAACAATTCGGCACTGCCAAAGACACGGGAACACGTAGTGTTTTTTCTTGCCAGTACCCGCCGAATTGGTACGAACGTCGGGGAACAGATTGTAACGGAAGCAGGAACGACGGAAACACGTTCTTACCGTGAATATGTCGTTAACGTCGATTTTTGTGACGCCGATTATCAACGAGCATTGCAGCGTGCTGAATACTTTGAAACTCTTGGTCGTTCTGATATTGCGGTTGACTTTTTCAAAAAGAACTACAATATAGCTTTATTGTACTGCGAAAATATGCAGTTTTTACCATACATTGACGACACAAATCAATATATCAACAGATACCGCTTGCCGCTTCATTTAGCGTTTTGGACGGTATACGAATACCAGACAGAATACTTTGATAAAATCGCGATAACGCGGCTGGAAAATGTTGATGTACATCATAAACCAGAAAAAGGGGGTTTATAAAAAAATGGCAATACCTATTTCAAAAATCGTTGAAATTAACCCGCGCGTTATTAAAGCGGGTAGCCAAGAGCTTGAAATTGCTGGCTTGTATTTAAGCGAAAACGAATTAACACCATTCCCGACGCTTAAAGCATATGCAAGCAAAGACGCTGTAGGCGAATACTACGGGCTGGACAGCATGGAATATCTTGCGGCTAGTCATTACTTCCAGTCTTACGATAACAGTTTTAAAAAGCCTAATATTCTTTATTTTGCAAAACGGGTATCTAAGGCAATCGCAGGTAAGCTGTTCGGCGCAGAAGCGTTATCACTGACCAGCCTTAAAAAAATCACTGCTGGCGGCTTTACTATCTCCGTAGACGGCAGCCCTATCACTGTTACCGGATTAGATTTTAGCGCAGCTACAACGCCTAGCGACGTAGCCGCAGCAATCGCTGCTAAAGTCACTGGAACAACCGTTGTTTATAATAGCAACAGTGAAAGCTTTACTATTACCAGCGAAACCACAGGCGCAGATAGCGCAGTATCGGTAGCGACAGACGGCTTGACTATTGAAGCCCTCGGCACTGATACCGCAACAGCGTTAGGCTTGACCGCCGCAAGCGGCGCGCTAGTATCCGACGGCAGCGACGCCTTGACGCCTGCGGCTAATATGCAATCTGTTGTAAATCAATCAACTAACTGGGTAAGCTTTACCACGTTGAAAGAAGCTACAGACGTAGAAATCCAGCAATTCGCTGAATGGAACAATAATACTCCGATTGAATTCCTGTACGTTCCGTGGCAATCTTCTAACGCCCTGAAAACCAGCGGCGAGGGAACTCTTGTAACCACGCTGAAAAATGCGAACTACGAAGGATTTTGCATGAACTATGCGCCTGACGTATACACTGCTACGCTTGTCATGGCTACAGCAGCTTCCATTGACTGGAACAGGGCGAACAGTGTTGTAAGTTATGCGTTTAGAAAGCAAACAGGACTTGCGGCGTCTGTAACTGACGACGATAGCGCAACAGCGTTGCTGGCTAACAACGTTAACTTCTATGGACGTTACGCCGCCCGTAGCACTGATTTTTCGTTCTATTATGACGCAAAAATGTTCAGCGGCAACTATGGATTCGTTGATACGTATATCAACATGATATGGCTTAAAAATGTTATGCAAATCTCACTTGCAAACGGCTTGACGTCAATCGGTAGGACACCTTATAACGAGATTGGGTACACGCAAATTCGTGCATGGCTGAACGACCCAATTACTAGGGCGTTGAATAACGGCGTTATTGATACGGGTATCGAATTAAGTGAAAGCCAAAAAGCGCAGCTTTATGCGGAAGCAGGGGAAGATATCTCTACAGAGCTTTACACCAATGGCTATTATATCCAAGTGTTAGACCCCGGCGCAGCAGCAAGGGTTAACCGTGATAGCCCGATTATAAATGTTTGGTACACGTATGGCGGCAGCGTTAACAGATTAGTCGTTCCGCTGACCGTAGTGTTATAAAAAAGGGGGTGTGCTATAAATGGATATTACATCGGCAAATGCAAAATGTTTCTTAACGATTGAAGAACTGTTCCCGGCAGGTGTTCTGTTGCAAAACTACGCTACCGACCAAGCTGTAGACCAAGACGAGCGACAAATCAGTATCGTTCGTATGGGCGTTGACGGACATATGGCGGCAGGCTGGACACCGCAACCGCATATTATACACTTTACCTTTGAAGCAAATAGCCCGTCTTTAACTTATATCAGGGCGTTGGCTAAATACATGGAAACACAGAAAAAAATCGTTCGGCTAGGTTTATCAATAAACATTCCGAGCATTTCAACTTCGTTCATGTTCTCGAATGGCGTATTAACTAACGCTAAAGACTTCCCAGCACTTAAACAGGTGCTTGACCCCGTTACAGCAGCGTTTGCTTTTGAAACGAGAAGCTAATATAATATAGTTAACTAATAGGCGATATTCACAGTATCGCCTATTCTTATAAAAGGAGTGAGCAAAAAATGGCTAGAAAAGAAATCATATTTACGCTACAAGACGCCGAAAGAACGTTAAAATTTAAGGCTAGACAAATGCCCGCAACGAAACTCGAGATGTTTATCATTAAACTTGCAGCCGTGGCACTTCACGGCGGAATTGCAAATTCATTCAACGGACTGCCTGAAGGAAAAGGCATTTCCGAAATTAACTGGCGTGATGTTAACATTGATGAAGTTTTTAAATCTTTAGGAAATGTTAACGTGGAAGAAGTTGCCGAGCTGGGCAATGAGCTGCTTAAATGCTGTTCGCTCATTACTTCCGACGGCGTAGAGCAAGAATTAATGCCGGAAACAATAGACGCAGTTATTGAGGAAGTAGGTAGCCTATGGACGTTGAAAAAGAAAGCCTTTGAGGTGAATTTTTCTAGTTTTCTAAAAGGCGGCAAGTCAAACGAAACGCCCGACTTGTCGCCGAGCAGCAGCGGTATTCATTTCTCGAAAAAACAGTAAATGTCACGCCCTCTGTTGCTAACGTAGTCGCCGCAAGACTTGCCACACTGCATGAACTTCAAACAATTTACAGCTATGATGATTTATTAGATATGTGCGAGATTTTGGCTAATAAAAATACTAATGACTTTTTACTAGCCGACTATATGCGAAAAAACACGAAAGGGGGTTAAAAAATGGCTACAGTTATTGATAGTTTTATGATAACTCTAGGGCTAGACCCCACAGACTTTAACAAAGGAATAGACGAAGCCGACAAAAAAACAGAAAGCTTTGCTTCAAAGCTAACGAAAAAAGGAACAGCAGCAGCCGCCGCTTTCATTTCGTTTGGTACAATTATAGCGCAAGTAAAAAGTTTAGCCGCAGGAGCTGACGCCGTCGGTAAAGTTGCAGACCGTATAGGCGCAAGTGCGCCGGATTTATACGCATGGGGCAACGCGGCAGAACAATCAGGCGGCAGCGTCAGGGGATTGTTTAACAGCGTCGAAGGACTTAATAAACAGTTAGCCCGTATCGCTGTTACAGGTAAAAGCCGTATCCTGCCATTCTTCGAGCAACTGGGCGTTGCAGTAGTAGACGACAGCGGAAAAGTCCGCAATGTATTTGACGTTTTGCGAGATTTAGCCGGAGCTGTTGAAGGTATGAGCAAGCTGGAAAGTCAAGGTATATTATCTTCATTACAACTCGACGAAGGTACGATAGGACTTTTGCAAGGTGGTAGGCAAGCTTTAGACGACCTTATAAAACGTCAAAAGGATTTGGGATATTTCACGAAAGAGGATACGGTTATAGCTGCAAAATTTAATGAAAGCATTACAGAATTAAGCCGTTCTTTCACATTCGTTTTTCTGCCGATTCTGCGTTTTGCTGCTCCTGCGTTAACTCAATTTGCCCTAGCGTTAACGGATGTATTCGCATATATGCAGAAACACGGCGATATATTAACAATGGCGTTATACGCTATTGTAGCCGTTGTTACGGGCTTATTACTGCCTACCCTATGGAGTTTATTCACCGCCATACTAGCTAATCCTATAACGTGGGTTATAATGCTTATAGCAGCGTTTATATTAGTCCTAGAAGATTTATGGGTATACGCCAACGGCGGCAAGAGTGCCTTTGAGGATTTATGGAAAATGTTAGGAACAGGTGATGAAGTCCTTGCGGCACTACAAACGGCGTGGGATTACTTGAAACAGGCAGCTCAAATAGCATGGGAGATACTGAAACAAATCTTATTATTCGCCTTAATGGGCTTTTATAAAATCGTAACAGCAATGGCGTTACTTGTTACAGCAGGCGGCGCAGCATTTAAAGCCATAGCAGGTTTTATTAATGATTACTTGATATCCCCGCTTAAATCAGCGTGGGAATGGATAGGGAAAATTCTAGATAAAATCCCTTCGTTAAGCAGCATAAAAGCTACCATTTCTGAACGTTGGGAACAAGCTAATACTCCGATACCGTCCTTGCAGGCTATTGCAGCAGGCGGCGGGGGCAGCAATACCAATCAAGAAATCAATGTTGGGAAAATTGATATCCATACCGCAGCAACGGACGCAAGCGGCATAGCTGCCGACATGGGTGGAGCAATCAGCGAGAAATCCGGGCTATTCTTTACGAATGCAAGCGGCATTAAATAAGGGGGGCGTAAACATGGCTAAATTATGGAATTGGAGCGGTAAAGAATGGCAGAATTGGTTACTTGCCAACAGCGCAGGTACAGCACTAGCCACATTTACGACCTATCTAGGCAGCACTGTAAAAGCGGAAGCTAATATTACATACGATTACCTAGAACAAGGTAGCTTTGCTGCCTACAATAAAACTACTGCCCCTATGGATATCACAGTAACGCTTGCTAAAGACGGAACGCCGGGAGAACTTCAACAGGCTGTTGCGGTGTTGGAACGGCTACGAACAACGACGGAATTAATATCATTTGTTACACCGCTTAAAGAACACCAAAACATGACGCTAGACAAATATGATTATGCTTTTAACGAGGGGCAGGCATTAACGACCCTTGTAGTAAACATTCATCTTGTCGAGATTCGGCAGCAGAAAAGCCAGTATACAAATGTTGATGTGCAGCCAATAACATCAGACGACGCCGCCAGCGCGTCAGACGCTTCAACCGTAGATAGAGGCAACACTAATACCAGTGACGGGGACGATTCCGAAAACAGTAGTGTAGCATACGATATAAAAAAGGTTTTGGGATTGTAGGGGGACATTATGACTTATAAAACGATACCATTAAACGCTATACCTAATCAGCAATTCACGGTAACGCTTGACGGTCAAATCTGCCAAATTCGCTTATACTGGCGTTATGACAACCTATATTGTGATTTAAACGTACAGGATGAAGTTATATGCACGGGCGCGCTGTGTGTAACTAATGAGTTTATCTTACAGCAGCCTAAATTGAATTTTAGCGGAAACCTGTTGTTTGTGGACAAGGAAGGACACGGGGCGCAGCCTGACTATAAAGAGCTGGGAACACGTTTTGTCTTGTGCTTCGTGCCGGAAAGCGAGATGTAGCATGAGTTTTTCTATAAAAGCCCTTAGAGCAACTATAACGCTTCGTAACGGGACTTTTCCAAATACGAATAGCAATACTATCATTATCGAAAATCACCGCATTAAAGCGACGATATCGAAGCCGGGCGGCGAGGACAAGAACACTTTAACCGCCAGTATATACGGATTACCTTTAAGCGTCATGGAAACAGCAAGCACGTTAGCATTTTATCCACAGCAGTCAGAGAAGAACTTTATTCGTCTTGAAGCTGGCGACGATACGGGTATAGTCGGGACAGTCTTTGAAGGTGAGTTTACACTGGCAGCCGCTAACTTTAGCGGTGCGCCGGAGATATCTTTTGATATCAAAGCAGCGGCGGGTATTTATCCTGCGCTACTGGCAACGCCGCCAATCGCAGTACAAGGCACTACCGACGCCGCGAAACTGTTCGAGCAATTCGCTACAGAAGCGGGATACACCTTTATCAACGAGGGCGTTTCAGCAAGCGTCAGAAACACAACCTTTACAGGCAGCCCGATAGAAAAAATGCACAAGCTGGCAAAGCAACTAGGTATTGACTTGTATATTGACGATAGCAAAGTCGTGATAACTCCGAAAAACGGAGCGCGCAGCGGTAACGCTGTGTTGATAAAGGTGGGAACTGGTTTAATCGGCTACCCGTCTTTCACGCAGGACGGTATAGAGTTTAAATGCGAATTTGACCCTACTATAACACTAGGCGGGTTAGTAAAGCTGGAAAGCGTTGTTCCGCGAGCTACAGGCGTATGGAAAGTTACAAGCTTGACGCATAACCTAGAATGTTTTAACGCACAGGCAGCGGGAGCGTGGGACAGCGTAGTCAAAGCCGTTTACGTACAGGAGAGCTGATATGGATACTTTGAAAAAATCTCAAATAGTGGCGCCAACTGTTGAAAGCACTCGTTCGCCTTTCACTGGTAACAGTCAGGGCAACGAAATGGCGTATTTTGTCGAAAACTTTTTGAATGGCAGGGTAAATACGGCGTTGCCGTGCAAAGTCCAAGCTGTTTACAGCGACGGAATAAGCCCCACAGGGCGAGTTGATGTACTGCCCTTAATAGTTGCCCTAGACGCCAAAAACAACGCCATAAATCCAGCCCCGCTTTATAATTTACCCTATTGCAGAATACAGGGCGGCGCAGCGGCATTAGTTTGCGACCCTGTACCGGGTGATATTGGACTTGCGGTATTCTGTCAGCGGGACGTATCCAACGTTGTTAACGGAACACCTGAACCAGTCCAGCCCGGCAGCTTTAGGAACTTTGATATTTCAGACGGCTTTTTTATCGGCGGATTTTTAAACCAGCAGCCGACCTGCTACATTCAGATTCTGCCGGACGGCAATGTAATCGTAACAGCCCCGCAGCACGTCACAGTTAACACCAGTCAGACGACCATTAACAGTAACACTACCATAAATGGCAATCTGACCGTTACAGGTAACACAACCGTGCAGCAGCGGCTTGATGTTATCGACAATGCGACAATCAAAGGTATTAGCTTTGCCGACCACGTTCACGGAAATGTAGAAGCTGGAAACAGCAATACAGGAGTGCCGAAATGAAATATCAAACAATAAACGCTGGCGACCATTTTGGGCGACTTGAAACATTAGAAAGAATAAAAATAGGTAGGCGTATAGCGTGGATATGTAAATGTAGTTGTGGGAACACTAGGGCGGTATTATCACAAAACTTAAATAATGGCACAACAAAAAGTTGTGGATGTTATAACCGTGAAGCCGCTTCGCAACGGATACGGGAGAAAAATTTCAAGCATGGCAGAACCCCACGAAGATTATACGAAGCTTGGAAAAATATGCGCCGCCGCTGTACCGAAGAAGATAAAACGGGGTGCTATTTCAACAGAGGTATAAAAGTTTGTGAGGAATGGCAAAAGGATTTTATACCATTCAGAGAATGGGCGTTATCACATGGCTATCAAAACAATTTAACTTTAGATAGAATTAACGTAAATGGAAATTATACGCCTGATAACTGTAGGTGGATAACACAAGTTGAACAATGCAACAATAAAAAAACAAACCGCCATATAGTATTTAATAACGAAGAACATACGCTAGCGGAATGGTCAAGAATACTAGGTATTTCGTACGCAACAATAAAATACAGGGCTAACCATAATTTACCATTAATAAATGTAATGTCAAAAACGGGTAAATTTGATATCTCAAAAAAACGAGATAGCAAAAAACGCCATTTTGACATTTAATCTACATAAATAATTTAACGATAAAATACCGTATTTTACCGCATTTATACCAGCAAATTTAGCATACAAACTAAGAGAGGTTTTGAAATGGAAAACGGGAAAATTAAGTGCAATCTATGCAATGAAGAATATTCAGCGGACGCCTGCAAAAGCTTTACTTACGGGCGGCTTGATGTAAATATTTGCCCGACATGTTTGGTTTGGTCATCACACGAATGGGCAGTTATGGCGAGAAAAATACTACGACAAAAGAAAAGTAGGCGTTGACGTGGAAGCGATATTTATGGGTGCGATAACGTGGGCTATCATTGGTATTTGCTATATGATTTATTCTGAATTTTAAGGAAGTGATAACTATGTTCAACAGGCGTTTATTAATAGATTCGGGGGGAGAGCAGCAAACTTATTCTGTGCTTGAAATCCATGTAGACACGCCCGACGGCGGTCACGTTCGGTCAGCAAGAGTGGAGCTGACTTACAACGGTGAAAGCAATTTAGCTAATACTGATAATAAAGGAATAGCCGTGTTTGAAAACGTACCGACCGGAACAGAAATAATTTATAATATCTCCAAACCTGAATATAACACGGCGTCGGGGACGTGGATTATTGATACTGATGTTGAATACGAAACAGAATATGTTATTTTAACAAAACCACTACCAGCGGAAGATACTAACTTATGGAGTACAACAGCCGCTGACGAGGACGGATTTTATGATACGTTTGATATAACTATTCCTGCTGGCGTAAATGTGATTTATGTGGGGGGCGGAATAAATGGCAATGATAGCGGCGAGCCTTGCTATTGTGGCATGAATTCAACCTCTAAACGCTGGTTTTATTCGGCTGGAGAAAACAACGTAGGCGCGACCACGTACGTCGGAGTAACACCGTTAAAAACGTATCGAGTTACTGTTGATTATGGCGCAGAAGTAAGCGGATATGGCGGCAGTGCGTTTATAAGATATTCGCAACGCATAAACGGCGTAACTCCAAGCGTTTTAGATTATTAAGATAAAAACAAAGTGAAGTGAATTGACATGAATAAAGCAGAAAAGGCGAAAGCCTACCGTGAGGAATTGAAAGCGGAAGGATACTGCCCAAGATGTTATAAGCGTAAAGCTGTAGCAGGCAAGCTGCATTGTAAAGGGTGCGAAAAGTATTATTATGCCTACTATCACGCACACAAGGCGCAGCGGCTTGAATATGCAAAGCAGCGGCGGGAAAAACTCAAAGCTGCCGGGCTATGCACTCAATGCGGGAAAAGGCAGCAGGAAAAAGGGCTTCTGTGCATAGAATGTTATAAAAAACTACCCCATTAATACCAGTAAGCAGGGCAAACGCCCTGCTTTTTATTTTGTGATTTAAAAAAAGATTTGACAATAGGACGAGGGGGGGCTATAATATAGACAAGAGGTAAGGAAAAATCAAAAAAATAAATAGGAGTTGAAACATATGAATAGACCCTTAATGAAAGAGGTGATAAAGTGAAGTTTGAAAAACCAACACTGAAAGAATGGGACGCTGCCGAGAAATTAGCTGACCCGGTAGCGTTTAAAACATGGGTCAAAAGGCTGGTACGCAGGGACAAGAGGTATTTAAAAGAAGTTGCAGCAGAAATGAATATCAATGAAACAGGATTGCACGACCGTTTTAAAAGAGGTTTTGTCAACATTAACGATTTAATAAAGCTGCTGGATAGCCTAGATATGGATTTAATCATCAGAGATAGAAGGTATAACAGATGAAAAACTTGAAAGCGTACAAAGTTATGTGACATATCAAAGGAGTTGAAGTTGTGAGTTTTTATTATATTGAAATCGAAACAAAAGGGTATTACATGGGCGAAATAGTTAAACAAAACAGCAAGCTTAAACCGCGGTGTTGCTTATTGATAGGAAAATGTTGTAAATATAGCAGTGATATAGAAGCTGTAAAAGCAGCCGAGGAAATAATCACGAAATGCCGAATACCAAAAGACTATATATCGATCAGAAAAGTTATTGACCAAACATCTAGCGGCAATAATTTTAAATCTTTTTTTGATAACCAATTTAAACAATCCTACCGAGAGCAGATAAAAGCAGAGAACAGAGCTTTAAAAATAATTCAAAACATTAATCAAATAAGAAGCATAACTAACGTTACCGAAACGCGAAACTTGAAAAATAACGTGATAAAAGTTATTATTAGATTAACAAATGGTGAAAAAATCATCATAGATAATCCAAGTAAATTTTTGCAAAACAAAATAAATGAAATATTGAAAGGTGAGAACATGGAACATTCTAGTCAGTTTGAAGCCCCGGTAAAATTCGGAATTTTAGAAGAAGAAAAAGTTTCCCGCAATTTTTATCCTGTAAAAAACGCCCCTGCCGATACAGTGCTGCCAAAAAGGAAAACAGCAAAAAGCGCAGGTTATGATTTCGTTCTGCCCTGTGATGTGCGCTTAAATCCCCGCAGCATATCGGCTATTATTCCCACCAACGTTAAAGCGTCTATGCCTGATGATGAAGTATTAATGCTATATATTCGCAGCTCAATAGGCATTAAACAGCATGTAACACTAGCGAATGGGACAGGAATTATTGACGCCGATTATTTTTCCAATCCCGACAACGACGGCAATATAGGCATTTGCCTGCAAAATAACAGTAATGAAATCGTGAGTTTTAAAAAAGGCGAACGAATTATGCAAGGCGTTTTTGTAAAATATGCCGTATGCGATAGCGACGATACAAACGAAGTGCGCAAGGGCGGTTTTGGGTCAACAGGAAAAGAATGACGCACATATTTGCCTTATAATCGCTTCAAAATACTTTTAGGACAATTACTATATACAAGCAAAAATAAAACGCTGTAACCTAAACAGCGTTCAAGAGAGGGGGCATATCATGGATAAGTTTTTTAGTGTTCTAAAAGAAAACGGCTTAATTATGAATTTCGTCTTTTTCTGCGTTTGCTTTTTAATTATCGGCGCAGGATTAGCACAAGTGACGAAGTAAAAAAACACCCTGCTAAAAAGCAGGGTGTTTTTTTGTTTAAAAAGAATTGTGAGAAGGGGCAGCTTCTGCATATTTAATTATAGCAACAAGGCGTAAAAGAAGCAACCTTTTATGATTGCTTCTTTTATTTTAATTCAACCGGAGAGCTGACGTCACATAAATATTATAGCATAAAAACAGAAAAAGCAAAGCGTTAACTTTGCTTTTGTCTGCTGCTTTTTAACTTGTTTTGCGTCACATGATAAAAAGGCGGTTTAATTTTGTACCATATTTATTATAGCGCATATATGGTATAATGTAAACAAAAATAAAAAAGCCCCGCAGGGCTTTTTTACTACCAGCTTTATCGTTGGGGAGATAAACCTGATATGTACCTGATTTATTCTATCATATAAAACAGAAAAACGCAAATGTGCGTTGCATTTGCGCTTCTGTGACCCTTTTAGTTACCAGCAATCACCGCTGACTGTGAATGTCTACATTATAGCAGCAGGACGCAAAAAAAGCAACCGTTGCCGATTGCTAATTTTGCAGAGGTTTTGTCGAATGAAAAAATATAAGGGATATGACTATGCTACGCTAAAATTATAACATAGTTAAATAAAAAATAAAAGGGGGCTTACTCATGGCGCAATTAAGCATTTATAACGGCAGTGTTACATCCGGCGGAACAGACGGAACACTAATCACCACAGGCGATATTTTGAAGTACACAGGGGAAAAGGGCGAGCTTGGAACAATAGTTCCCTATGCGCTGCGTGCTGCTTTAACGACCAATGTTTATAACGTTTCGCTTTCTGTTATCGGCAGTAATCCTGAATGGTTACAGATATCGAAAGACGGTAGCACGTGGGGTCAAAAGTTAGAATTTGCGAATATCGGCGATACAAATACATTATTTTATGTGCGCTCAAATATTCCGGAAGGTGCAGAATTCGGACAAACCGTATTAAATAGATTTTTGCTGAAATATGTTGAAACAGTATTAACAGAGGGGTAGGTTTTTTATGGAACTGAATTTATCACCACTAGAAGCAATGATTGTTGCTATCAATAAAAAAGAAGTGCGGGAAAGACCCAGCAACGAGATAAAAAAAGATTTAGAGGAGCTTATAAAAAATGATTATAATAAAATGCGAGGATGAACTGTTGATGTTGAGCGGGAACGCTTATATTAAGGCTATCAAACTAGATGTTCCCGACAATGATAAAGAATTAACAGGCAAGCTAGATATATACTGCCAAGAATTTAGAAAAACGGCGTTAAGTATAACTTATGACAAAAAAGTCGTAGAAAAGCTGTTAAATGAATGTATGACAGCGATAGAAGCAGAAATGTCTTGCGCGCCTGACTGCAACACCAATATATTTATTGATTTAAAAAACATTATTGATTGTGCGATAAAAAAGGTAGAAAGAGGGCTAGAAAATGATTAGATTCTATATAGACGGGACAACAGGGCAAAAAGACGGTACAGAAGTTACATCAATAAATCCTATCACAGCTACAGGGCTTTTCCCGTCGGGTAGCACGGCAGCAAGCAAAAGCGTTAAGGTATATATCAGAGCAGACGCGGGAGAAAGTTATAGACAGGTTTTAGTTGGAGTTAATGCCGATAAATTTACTAAATGCCGTATAACTTCATTCAACAACTCAATTACGCAAACGATAGGTTTAACAGGGGGGTATTTTGAAACCGTATTAAAAACAGTTTCGGATGTCAATCAAGAATTAACCTTTACTTTTTACGCAACAGCAAGTGACGGGGCTACGGTAGATACTTCAATAAAAATTTATGCCTATGTTATAGATTTAATTCATAGTATAGAATAGAAAGGAAGTGTAAAAAATGGCAAATCATTTACACTGGTACACTGGTGGCACTATAGGAGCAGCGGACGGTGAAGAAGTCGACATAAGCAGTCCTTTTAGTTTAGGCACTGTAAATACATTTACAGATATCATCTCGTACCCAACCTCAATAGTAGGTGTTGAGAATTTTTGCCCTTTAATCGGATTCCCGTTATATTTAAGAACAGAGGCAGGCTTTGAAATATCTAGCGGAACATTAACAGCGGGGTATCAGTCCAGTACGATTATTATATCCGCGATAGGAACACAGCAAAGCCAAGTTAGACCAGTATTGTTTCAAGATAAAACAGCACTCTTGCAGGCTTTAGACGGAAGTAATATATACGCTGCGATATCGCCAAACAATCCTCTTGCTATAAATTCTACAAATAAAATAACCTCTGTAAATAGCTGTTTGTTTTTTATTGTAGCAATAAAGCCCGGCGCACAAGTAGGCGATTTATACCCGCAGAATTTATTAAATTTTAGCTTTACTGAAACGGAGTTGACAAGCTAATGTTTAACCGCAGATTATTGATTGCAAATTCGGGGGGGACATACCCGCTGTAGTAACTATAAATTTTTATCTGAAATGCCTTGATTATCAGCCGGGTGTTATAGACCTGCCTGTAACCTTTAAGATATCAGATTTTAAAACAGAAGAACAAACTTACTATGCAAAAGTAAATTCTACCGTTGGCGTTCCTGTGAATTTGTATGCGGAAACGGTATATGAAATAACAGTGCAAGATGATAGGTTTTTGCCAATATTAGAAGATACTGTTTTTCATGCGAATGTAGATTACTTAATATCACTTGATTTAATTTAAATATCAAAAGTTAAGGTGTGATAAAATGGATATAGATAGAATTTGCTGCCGCTGCAATAAGCCTTTGCTTACTGGTTACTACTACTTTAATAACAAATTCGGTATATGTATAGATTGCATTACTAAATTATCCGTTTTAGAAATCCGAAACGAAAACCAGTTACATATCAAAGAGGTTGAAGCTGCGCTAAAAAAGGGGAATTGCTAAAATGATACATCAATGTACTTCATGCGGTAAGATAAAGCCTATTGAGTGGGCTTTTGAAATGCCCGCATATCATAAGACTTATTATATATGCAAAGAATGCTTGCCTAAAATATACGAAAGAATGAATAAGAAGTCACAAAAAAACTCTAAAACACAAGAAACCAGTTATTTTAGAAAAAGTTAGGGGGTGTAAACATGGCAGAAGTTGTTGAATTAAAAGCGTTTGTTACTGCAAGCCCAAACGAAGCAGATTTTTCGTCAGTAGCGACTAAAAGAGAATGGGAAGCATATCCTAAAGTGAAAGGATATGTTACAGCTCAATCCGATGAAAGCAGCTATATCGACGGCGAAACAATGCGCGTTGTCGGCATCGACTTACAACCTATAACGCAAATATACACGTTTGAACCACTTACAGGCTCAATAGATATTGATACCACATATCAGATTGAAGTGAAAGCTAAAGATAAGCCGAAACCGCCCAATATCCAAGAACCTATTTACGTCACAGGTAAATATGGAATTGAAATGAACCCGTATTTTACGCCCGGAGATATAGGGCGTACGCTATACCTTAATGACAAGTGGGATATATTTAGTGACGCAAGCGGACAGATAGCGTTAGTATCCGGCGCATATGCTATAGCACAGAATGCGGCGAACGCAGTCAGGCTGTTCAAAAACGACGCTTATTTAGCACAAACGCGCGGGATTCCACATTTTGAAATTGAGTTGGGCAAAGCCCCGGCGATTGCCGCCCCTATCCTGCGAACTCGCATACGTGAAACCGTTCTGAATGTAAACGGAGTAACAGGCGCAGAAGTTGACTTAACATTTGATGAAAGCGGGCGTGTCATGGGCGGTGAAGTGCAAGCGACAGTATTGGAAAGCGAAAACGTTCAAATTGATTTTTAAGGAGCGAAAACATGACTTACATTTTTTATCTAATATTAGATATCATGTTTACATTGATATGCTATGTAACTAATCCAGTTGTAATATTATTCTCAAACGAACACGGAGAACTTCCATACTCTCTGCGCTGGTGGCAGACTTACGATAATTGTATCGACATACCGCATACGATTAACAGCGGCGTTCCAAAGCTGTTTAGATATGACTTTGACAAGCATTATAAATACACCCCTGAATTCAAAAATAAATACGCCATGAAGCCGGGATACGTAGAGATATTAGACCCGAATTTTACCGTATGGGAAAAAATTCAGCGTTATTTTTGCCGTAACGTTTGGCTTTATAGAAACACTGCTTATGGCTTTTCTTATGAAGTTTGCGGACGTTACGTATTCGCCGATAAGGTAAAAACATACGTTGACTATAACTATGCTGAAAACGACAAATGCTATATCGCTGTCGTTAACGATAATCGAATATTTTTAAATAAAACATGGAGCATATTTTACACAAAAAAATATTGCAAATGGTTTTATCTGCGAATTTATTTAGGCTGGAAATTCAAGGGGACTGCGGGGCAATCTATGATCGCTTTTCATATCAATCCATTTAGATTAAACGATTAAGGGGGATTAACAATGATAACATTTAACCCGGATACGGGGCTTGTATCAAGCGGAACGGCGGCGATACGGGCTAACCTTGTAACTCAATGGCAAAAAGCATTCGCGACAGACCCCGATAAGCCATTGCTTGACACAGCCCCCGAAACACCAGCGGGGCAGCTTATTGACGGACAGGCTGTATTGATTAACAGGAAAGATAGTGAGATTCTTTATCTTGCGAATATGTTCAATCCAAAAACCGCGCTTGGAATATGGCAGGACGCACTAGCAGGCATTTACTTCATTGAACGCCATATAGCCATAGCAACCCTTGTTACGGGCAACATCAAAGGCGCATACGGCACAGTTATACCCTATGGAGCTATAGTCCAAGACCAAAAGGGATACACATATACGAACGTCACAGTAACGACCATAGGAGAGGACGGAACAGCTACAGCTATTTTCCGCTGTAGCCAGCGTGGGGCTATTGAAATAGGCGTAGGGCAGCTTACGAAGATAGTTACCGTTGTTCCCGGCTGGGACAGCATAACAAATCTAGCCGCAGGCGTCACCGGACGAAACAGCGAAACGCAGGCAGAATTTGAACAGCGCAGACGTGCCAGCGTAGCACAGAACGCCCACGGTATAGCGTCGGCGGTTGAGGGCGCACTAGCTAACCTTTCCGACGTAGTAGCCGTATCGGTTTTAGAAAACCGCGGTGACACGGACAAAGTGCTTTACGGCGTCACACTGCCCCCGCATAGCATTTACTGTAGCGTCTATGGCGGGAACATAGAGAGTATAGCCAAAACGATTCACGAAAAAATTGACGGCGGCTGTGGAATTTCGGGAAACACAAAAATCGCTTATGTAGATGAAAAAGGCAATGAATTCGTTTACTACATTGAGATACCGACAACAACAACATTCGCGCTGTCTGTAAAGATAAGGAAAACTTCGACGCTTCCGACCAATTACGAAGAACAAATTAAAAAAGTTGTTCTTCAAAACTTCAACGGCGAATTAAATAAATACGGACGCGCGAAAATGGCACAGACGATTTACGCAAGCCGCTTCTACGCCGATATAGTTGACGTTGGAGTAGATAATCTCGAAAATATTGAGATATCATACCCTAGCGGGGCAGAATGGACTGATAGCGTCGATATTCCAGCTAATCAGATACCAGTAATGAGCGAAAGCGATATTAATATTACCGTACTAGATTAAGGGGGCTTAAACATGGACTTTAGAGGGCAAGAAGATGTTCGAGAGTGCGACAATATACGTGTTGAACTACAACCGTATATCCAAAGTCAATACGGTAGCAGCACAACTATTTATCAGATTTTAGATGATTTTCGCGCGAATATCGACCCTAGTAAAGATATGCTAGTTTTTTATGATAACATATTTAATATAGCGACGGCTAATGGCGTCGGGCTTGATACATGGGGCGAAATCCTTGTTATTGGCAGAACGATAACAGACCCTATTAACGGGAAAAAATTCACGTTAGAAGATGATGAATACCGCTCACTGCTTTACTATAAAGCGTTAGCTAACATCACCGACGCAAGCCTTGCAACGCTTAACTATATGCTGAACAAGCTTTTCCCGGAGCTGGGCGGCGTTGTATTCAACGTTATCGATGAAAAGCAAAGAGAGGACGGGACGTTTTACAATAACTATCCCATGCACGTTCGCTTCGTATTCACAATGTATTTAACAGATGTTCAGCTTGCCGTATTTAGGATAGGCGCGAATTTAATAGTAGGCGCAGGCGTAGGCTGGTCGCTGGTAATGATTGATATCGACAATACGTTTGGTTTTAACGGCAGCCTGCTTCAACCATTCAATAATGGCGTCTTTGACCCGTACCCCAATCTATAGAATAAAGAAAAAAGGAAGTGTTAAAATGGCTATACCAGTAGTTCAAGAACCATTGTATTTATTTGAAAGACCCTTTGCAAACGAAGGGACAAAAAACATCATTCCGGCAACGAATAACGAAACAACGGGATTAGCGTCACAGACGAACGGCTTCCCTGCTATAACGCAAGTCCCAGTTAAGGCAGGAGGCATACCCCCGACACGGGCGGACTTTAACGGTATTCTTTATATGTTATCTGCTTTTGCCTACTGGCAGCAAAGCGGCGGTTTAATGACTTACAAGACGACTTTACAGTATTCTGCAAACTGCCTAGTAAATCACAACAACAAGCTTTATATGTGCATTCTTGCTAATGGCGTAGATACGGCGGCAGGGCTAAAAACTCCGGGCATTGATACAACATACTGGCAAGAGCTTTTGCCATATATAGGCGGTATCACACCTGAACAAGTACAAGCTAAGATAAACATATCCATTGGAGGGATACCCAAACCTGTGGCAACACATTTCGGCAGTTATTCAAGTGTTTTGTCACGTGGCACTGCTGCAACAGACGGAATTATAACTGCAAAAAGTTATTATAATAATGGGATTACTGGCTATGTAAACGGTTTAGAAGTAATGTATACCGCAGGTAGAAGTAAATACGGACAAGGAAACTGTTCAATATCTTTTCCAGTACCAAAAGGTGCTACCTATTTAGTGGATGGCGCGGAGTATGTGCGCTGGCTACCATTGATAAGCGATTAACAAAGGGGTGAAAAAATGGATATTAACAATATAGTCAACTCAACCCGTATAAGAAATGCTAGGTTATTAGATGATATAAAAAACAAGATATTAAACAGAGAATACTACAAATTCAAATATCTGCCGTTAGAGGGCGCACTGCCCGGGTTATATTTCCAACAGCAAACAGAGGACGCTATTAACGATATAGGCAACGTAGCATATGCAACGGAACAAGTCGCAGATGAAGCGTTAAAAATAGCACAACAGGCTTATAACATAGCTTTAGCAGCATTAGAAACGGCGAATAATGCACTTGCCGCGGCTCAAACAGCGCAACAAACCGCTGATAATGCATTGAATATTGCAAACAATGCTTTAAGCGTTGGAACAGCTGCCGCTACAGCCGCAGCAGCAGCGCAAAACAGAGCAGATGAAGCATACGATTTAGCCGACGCTGCGCAAAAAGCCGCCGACGCTGCGCAAAATACTGCTGACGCTGCACAAGAAGCCGCTAACAGCGCAGCTAATGACGCTACAAATGCGTTAACAAAAGCAAAGGACGCATTGACAAAAATCGAACAGTTAAGCGTCTTAAACTACTATAACAATTTGACAGAAGCGACAGATGTAAACACATTAGTTGATATTCATCGCTGGTATTTACAAGCTTCTAATAATCCTAACGCGCCCGAAACAAACCCGGGCTTTTTAAACGTTGATAACGACAATAATGACAGTGTATGTAAACAGTTATGGGTGAGCGAAACGACCGGAGCGATTTATAATCGTTTCGGGCAAATCGTAGAAAATAGTGACCCTGCTACTGTTAGTAGTTGGTCAGAATGGTATAAGCTGGCTACAAAAGCAGATATTGACGGAACTACGACAGACTTAACGGAAAAGATAACTACGGTGGCGAATAACCTTGCTACACATGAAGCTGACTTCAATAATCCGCATAAAGTAACAGCGGAACAACTCGGATTAACAACGGTATATCAATATAAAGGCAGCGTTGCTACTTATGCCGATTTACCAACTACAGGTCAGAAAGTAGGCGACGTGTGGAACGTTGAAACGGCAGACCCCGACCACGGTATTAAAGCGGGGGACAATGTAGCATGGGACGGCGCACAATGGGATACTCTCGGCGGTAACCATGACTTAAGCGGGTACGCTCAATTAAATTCAGCCAATACCTTTACCGCTTCAAATACTTTCAGAGCAAACATTAAAGTATCAAACGGCACGGCAGCAGGTAGTGAAGGTCGAATTATCTTAGGTGTTAAACCTAGTGCTGCAACAACGCAGCCCAATATTCTTGCTACCAATAACGGCAACATTCTGATAAACACTGTTGAAAACGGCATAATTGCATTGCAATCTGGCAATATTATTCAATTTTCGGCTATAAGTGATGAAACAAATAAAAAAACTAGTATTTATATTCATTCTAACCTTGCTGCAACCTATACACCTAGTACGGGTATCGTCTGGAACGGTAATGCAAATACTGCTACGAAACTAAAAACTGCCCGCACAATAAATGGTGTGGCTTTCGACGGAACGAAAGATATTACCATTGAGGCAAGCGGCGGCGGTGATGTTACCGCCGCAGGAGATAACAACTTTACAGGAACGAACACATTTAATAAACCTATAACAGTGAGG